TTTTTCGCTTGTTACAATACTTGCTGTGAGTTTTGATGCTGTTTGATTATTTACCCAATCAGCAACATAACTTGTAAACTGAGTAGTAGTAGCATATACACCTCCATTTGTTTTTATTGCAATATTATTTCCGGTTCTACCTAAACTTGAATCTTGTGTAAAAGTCGCTTCATATAATGTGTCGTCCGTAGATTTTACTTGAAATTTGGAAGTACCTGCTAAAAGAGCATCAATATTAGAACTTGTAACAAAAGAATTAGAATCGTATGTTTGATAAGAAGACGCTTTACTTGAAAAATCAACTAAACCCTTAGCAAAAGCAGCACCAGTGGTAAATCTATCATCAGTAATAACCCCTTGCATAACAATTAAACTTCGGCTTTTATTCAAATCAATAGCGATTCTTGCTCCACCAACGGCTGGAAAAGACCTTGGTGTAACTTCTCTTTCAGTTGTTAAGGCAAATGTGGTAGCCTCTAATTCTATTAGATTACCGTTTTCTTGAACTAAACGAATTGGTGTACCATTTGATTCAGCCATCTTTACAACCTTCCATGACTTCTATGAAAATCGGCTCTTCTAGTAGTTTCGGCTTGGATTAAATCACTTATATCTACGGCCATTTTTCTTTTATCACTTCTATCAGTCATACCGCTCATTTCAATGTTAATATTGTAAGTAGGGCTACTACGACTCATAGCCATACCCATTTTTACTCTATCAGAAAAATCGGAGTGCCTTGCTGGTCCTCCACCACCAAATATATCAAGAATACTAGTATGGTTTTGCTTTCCATCATGACTTAAATTAGGAAACCTAAAAGTATTCTCTTTAGGAGTGAATTTAAATAAATGTCTATTACTGTCATTAATCCCAGAACCAAGTGAAGGTTTAGACCCTAAACCGCCCCCACTTATTACATTGCTAATCGCTTCACCTGTAGATTTTGGTATAATTGAGCCACCACCCATAATACCAGTTACTGTTTCAGTTACTGTCTCACTAACACTTTCTAGGTTCAAATCTCTTAACACTTTTGCTAAATTTTTTGCACCTTGTATTTGCTCTTCAAAAAAACCAGACATAGCCCCTGATAAGCCTTCAAATGCTGTAAGACCTGCACCAAAAGCGCCGCTTAATAAACCACCTAATGAAGATATTAAACTAGACATACTTGTAAGACCTAAAGACATTATCTTAATTGTATTAGAAGTATGCGCTAATTGTGTTTGAATAGGTAGTACCATCAGAAGTCCTCCAATTCAAGGAAAGAGTAATCTACTTTAACTGTTTCATTACCAGTGGTGTTTTCTTTATTTGCTTTCTCTCGGTTTCTATTTTTTTCCTCTTCAACAGCGATGGCCCAAACATAAGATTGTGTGAATACTTCTGGAGTCATGTTTAGTACCTCGGTTAATGAAATGCCATAGTGTTTAGCCACTATGTAGGCAAGCATTTGAAATTGCAATTCTATATCTTCAAGCGTTTTTGATTTAGGCTTTTGAAGAAATTCTTGCAATTTCAATTGCTTGCTTTGGTAAACCCCCCTTGCATTACCTTCGCTAATTCTTCGGGATTAGGCAAATGTAAGGCAATTTGTTGACCTACAAAGCCACTTAAGTTTAATAATTCATCGACTGATAAATGAGGGTTTGTGCGTATAACCCAATTTTTAAAGGCGTAACGCCAATATGCTTCTAAATCTAAAGAAACTTCACCGTTTGTTATTACAAACATTTCTTGCGCTGCTTTCTGTATATCAAAAAACGACATATTTCGCACCCATATTTCCATGATAGCCTCGCTATCATCTGGGTCTACTTGTATTTCGTGTCGTCTTTCATTCATTTGATTCATTATTCTGTTCTTGTCCACTATTGGCATCTTCTTTCACCTCGGTTGCAGCCGTATCTACGGGGGCATCCAACGCTTCTTCAACAGCCGTAACGGGTGTTACGGGGGTTTCGGTTACGTCATTTTGGTTGCTTTGTGGACCTTCATCATCTTGGCGTAAGCGAAGTACGACTTCAGCCTTTGTACCTCGAATAGTAATGTTTCTTTTACGACATTCCTCTCTTAGTTCGACCACGGTCCACGAATTATAATCATTTGATTGAAACATAACGTTTGCTTCAATTGTTTGTATAGGGGGTGTTATTTCCTCTTCTTGTATATCGACCACAGGATGCTCGTCAACTCCAACGTAACTGTCCTCGCCGTCTCCATCTTCTGCATCAAGTTCTGTAGGTTCTTCAACAATTTCTTCAACTCCTTCGACTTCTAAAGCGGCTTCAACCCAAGTAGGTGTTTCTTCTTCTACTACCACTGTGGTTTCTTCTTTTTCACTTTTAATTTCACTTTTAATTTCACCTAGTCTACTCATTCTAGACTGGGGTCTATTCATTTGAAAAAGTTCAGGTTCTTCTTCTATTTCAGGTTCTTCTTCTATTTCAGGTTCTATATCTTCAGGAAGATACTTCATGAAAACCTCATCTATTTGAATACGATTTCTATGTCTCATCATTTCAGCCTTGAAAGGAATTCCTGTTTGTTCGCACATCCATTCTATGTAATTGAATTTATCAGTTCTATTGAAAGTAACAACTCTTTGAGACTCATCAGGTAACATATTATTTTCTCCTTAACTGTGTAGTAATGTGTCTTTCGCTATTACATGCATACTCTTAGGCATTATTTTCATAACAGAACGTAGAGGCCCTTTATCTTCAGGTATAGGAAGAGGGGCTTCAGTAATATAGTAATCATCAATTACTATATCTAAAGATTCACGAGTAGAACCTGTACCTTGTTTTGTGAAAGAAAGTCTAATCATATCAGCGTCAGTTGTATCGCTAGTATCTTCATCAAAATTGTCTATACCTCTTCTCATACGATGATAAAATACAGGGTCGTCCACTATGATTTCCATTTCTAAATCATATTCAGTTTTACCCTCAACTGCTAGTGAAGCGTTTCTTGTTCCAGCAAATGGTACTTGGTCTGTTTCAGCATCAGCGATATGAGCGCCGTTAATTGTGTAATATTGTTGTACACCTGTGCTTCCATTTAATGTGAAGGAAACTACTTGACCTAATTGCACACCTGCAACTTGAATTGTTCCATTATAGAACATAAATGGTTTTTGTGTTCTTTTTGCAATACCCGCTTCTTTTCTTTTTACTTCGTTATTAGCAGTATCTTCAAACAATCTGTGCGTGTCGTATCTATCACCTTTTGTACCTTCAAGACGACCAGTATCAGTGTAAACTAATGTACTATCAAAATCAACTGATAGACGTAATGCAGCATCAGTATCTGCGACCATTGAAAAGTTCTTTACTTTACAACCTCTAAATACGCGAGTTAATTGTTTAGAATCAGAAACCCCACCATCAAAAGTTCCTTCATCACTATCTGCATCAGTTCTTCTTACGCTAACTTCCATAGCAAAAGAAGGTACTGTAGTTCGACTAAAAATTAATCTTTCTACAGGGTTTACTAGACTTCCTGTAGAGGGTGTTAAGTGAGGGGAACCATTAGATGAATCTGTTTGAAATCTATTAAATTTTATAGAAGTAGTAGAAGCGTGTGCGAAGTTAAATGGGTCGTCTACCCATATTCGTCCAGCACCACTACCAGTATCTTGAATATGTACTATTCTTCTTACTTCTTGCTTTGTTGCTTTAGAAATTATACTATTAGCGCCTTGCGCGGGCCAAGTACCATCACTTGCTGTTTCTCTATGAACTTTAATATCAGTTGTGTTCGAATCGGCTATAATCACGTAATCACCAGCAGCAACAGTAACTGAATCAAAAGTTGGGGCGCTAGAGCCTCCAGAATATGTAAAACTAGAATCACCAACTTCTATCGCTGCTGAAATAAAACTAGCGCCACCTGTTTCTTTTGTGGCAGCAGAAACATTCGTTGCTTCATTCCCAAGGCAATAATACAACCATCTAGCGTTGTGAATATTGCATTCAAAAGAGCCGTCTAAATTAAGAAACCTTCCCGGTACTTGAACAGCGACATCCCTTCCCAAACCAACAACATGATACCTCTTTAAATCGACTTTAGTTTCAGGTAAAGTTACTGTACTTACTAATCCTACAAATTGGTCTGTTAGACTTCTTTCTTTTGAGACAAGAGCACTAGTGTTGTATGTCATTCCCGTATCAATAGAGGGTGTAGAAAATGGTAAAATACGCATAAACTCATTTGCTACAGAGTCTTTGTTACCACCACTATGGTCTGTTTTTAGAGCAGGAGTTATGGTTAACTCCGTAGCACCACCTACCACAGCGTGTTTGATGATTGTGAATGTTCTACCAGATTTCATATAATCATCAGCAGTTAAGAAATTAGTTCCTTGAAGATTTGTAAAAGCAATTTTTGAACCCACGAGCATTCCTATCGGTGCTTTCAACACACCAGACACAACAATTCCTGCGCCACCACTAAAAGTAATAATTGAGGTATCTTTATCTAAATCACGAGTGCCGGTTTTTGCTCTAAAAAGAAAAGATGAGGCATAATTGTGAGGTAGGTCAATTCCACTTTCATGACCGAATGTTACTTCGGTTAAATCTCCTTTATACACTCGGCTCGGCATACTAACACCTCATGGGATAAGTTCACTAAAGATAACTACTTCTACTTGGAACGTGGTTCTGAAGAGAAATTTAGTCCTATCTGATAAGTCTGTACGAGTTTTGTAAACCATTCTATCATGATTTACACCGTCACCATTTCTTACTAAATGAATACATCTTCTGATTTCATTTTCCATCAATTGCTGTTGCTTTCTACTCTTCATAGTGCGTGCATCTAAGGTGATATTAATTCTAGTAGTTACAAAATCATAAAGGATTTCTGGAGTCTCTTCATTATGGGCTGTCTCAAAAACAAAAATGTAATCATGTTTTTTCAAATCTATTCTCTTACCTCTCTCTGGGGCAGTTTCTGCCATATCCACAATTATTGGTTTAATACCATTAGTATTACCTCTATTCCAATTATCTTGGAGAGTTTTAATTACTAAATCTATTCCTTCTAGCCACGTCGCTACCAATTTTTTCCACCTCCTTCAAATGATAAGTTGTATCAGGTACAATAGAACCACCACGGTATTCAATATTACTCTTTCTTAACTCAGGTGATTCTGTAAGTATTCTTTTATCTATAAACTCATTTACTGTGCTCTTATATTCTTCAGAAACAGGATTACCATCTATATCTTCAAAACTACCATCAGTGTTTTCTTTTATTTGTGCTAAACCGTATTCCTGTCTTTTGATTCTATCTTTGTATTCAGAATCTTGTAAAATAAAATCTTTCAACTGTTTTTGTGTTTCTTTATCATTAGCGAAAGCATCACTAACTTGTTTTAAGAATATTTTAGTTTCTCTTGATGGCTTCAAACGAAGGCCACCACCTCTATATATCTAGGAAGCATTCTATCAATATCCTGTTGATAAAGTTGTATTTTGGATGTTAAATCGACATTTTGTGTTCCTTCAGGAATTAAGACACTTCTATCATCTGAAAGTAATAAATCAATAGCGACCATCTTAGTACAGATATCTTCTATTGCCTTCTCTAAATATCGCTCTCCGTATATGTATGAAACTTTTACAGCATTCCATTCAAAGAAAGGATATGAGTTATTGAAATAGATAATACCCATTTCGCTGTCTAACCACCAATCTCTCAATCTTCCTTGGTCTCCACTAGCACTACCACCTTGTAAATCCACAACAAAAGAATCTTGTTCAAGAGTAGTACCCGAAAGATTGGTTAGACTATTTGATATAACATCAGCACAATTAAGGAATGTTGTATCGGTTTTTCCAGCATACCTAAAGGCTTTCCCGTTACTTGCAAGAACTACTCCTGCCTCTACGAATGCTGATGTTGGTTTATCTACTACGTTACCATCTTCGTCTACTTTACTTATTGTAACAGTAGTAGAATTAATACTTACAAAAGTCGCAGTAGCCTTTGTTGTTTGTTCAATTGTTACCCCCGGTACTGTACAAACTATACTACAACTTTCCCCTGCTTTTGTCTGTCTCATACTACTTATCTTTACTATACCAGTACCATAATCAGAATTAGCAGTAGCCAAAAATTCATTATGAACTGCTACATTATCAGTGCTACCTTCAAGAGTAAAGGCTGGCTCAAAAGCCAATGCAGTTTTTCCTATTCTATCTTCTTTGTTAATTAAGTCAGCAAGATTTTGTGCGGTAGTAATTTTATCAAAATCTGCTCTCCAAGCAGAAGTAGCAGTACCTATATTTAATTCAGCAGTTGTACCATTACCCGGAGAAAGTATAATTTTACCAGATAAAGTACCACCTGCTAATGAGTCAGGTATTTTGATACGGGCTTCAGCAGAGCCAATTTCTCTATAATCGTCTCCTTGCCACAATTCTATACGCAACATTTGCTGAATATTACGGAACAATAGGGGGGTTGTACCAACATAATCTGTGTAATATCGTCTTCTATATGGTTTGTAGGTGTCAAAATTGATATATTCTGCTGAAACCAGATTTGGCCTCCAAGAATTATGAGTAATATTATCTATCCTATCTTGGCATCTTTTTATGAGTTCTTCAACTTTAGAACGCTTTACTCCTCTTGTTCTCCCGTTAGTAAAAGAGGCTTGATTTTGGACATAGGTATTATCTGCCGATTGATAATCAGCAGCCGTAATACTACTTGTGAAATTTAATTTTACACCATTTACAGATGTGGTAATAGATGAAATAGTTCTATCTATTCCTAGAGGGTCAGCGTCTGAATAGATAAGGATTGTATCACCAACAGTCCAACCACAATTTCTGTAATCTGCTCCTGTGATATATACCCCGTCAGAATCACTATCTGCTGCAACTGCAACTTCCGTTTGTGGGCCTATTTCTAATAAGTCTGCTACTTTTTGAGCAGTTGTATAAACAATAGCATCAGGGTCTAAAGGTCTTGTCTCTGCCTCACCGGGGCTAAACACTTGTGGCATTATTCTCTTGCCTCCTCACTCCTTTCCGCCATATTATATTCCATTGGTTTATTACATGACCCGCATGTTTCTCTAAACATAAAATGCAAGAAACCACAGTAGCGACAACGAGTACCAGAACCAATATTTAGGATATCTCCTATGTTCTTATTTCGCTGTCGCTGCTGCGATACCACTCCTGCTAATGGTTTTTGTGTGTCGAAAACCGCACCCTCACCTATACTAGATGAGTAACGAACATTTGTTTTTTGAGCAACGTCTAAGTCCTCAATGTCCATTTCACGGAGTTCAAATCCCATGTATGACACCTCATACATAGGTCAAGACAATAAATGCCTGTCCTAAAACTATTACAGGTTCAGCCGCTATTAGACTAGTAGTGCTTGAAGCACCAGTTAGTGTACCTACTGCTGTATCTATAGTAGTTGCTAGGGTAGTGGTATCAGAAAACTGCTTCGGACTAAAAGGTCCAACAATTTTGAACTTAGGGTCTATTGAAGCCATTAACTCACCACCCATGATAATTTTATGTAAACATTACCTAACATTGAAAAAGGCACTGAGTCAATGAGAGTATTAGTATCACTACTCTCTCCCAAAGACCCAGCAGCCGTATTTATTGTAGCAGCCAATGTAGTAGTATCACTGAACTCTTTTGGGGAAAAGGGTCCAATAATTTTGTACGATGTTGCTATGTTAGCCACTTAATCACCGCCTTAATTGCGGCGACCAAATGCGTACCATGTTCCATCTTGACCTGCAACACTTTGTATTACTAATGTAGAGCCGTTGATGAGGGAGAAAACTCCGTCAACTCCAGCCCCTGTGCCAGCAGTAGAAGAGCCAGCATTTGCGCTCGCTCCTATAATTCCTGCTAACATTGAAGAAAGGTCGATGTTTCCACCTGTATCACTTCCTCCATTAGTAAAAGTTCCAGTAACCATCAAAAGGTCACCAATGTAATGCGGTCTTGTGTCTATTGTACTTGCAAATGCCATAATTTATCACTCCATATTATTATCTGTTGTTTCTTCCACAACGGGTTCTTCTATAACTTCTTCTATAACTTCTTCCTCTATTACTGGTTCTTCAATAACTTCTGGTTCTACTATAGGTGGGTTTAGATGAGAATCTACCATTGCTAAAAGAGATGTTTTTGTTCTGTATGAGCCGGACAAGTCTACTCCTTGTTCACCGAGCCATTTGACAATGGCACCCCGACGCCATGAAGCGTCAGGTATACCATCATTTCCTTCGTCTCTGTGAACTGCTTCACTTCCTTCTACGGTGAAATAAGGGGTAACTAAGTATCGGCTGAACTCGTCAACCCACGCTTGAGTTACTTCCCTTACTTCTCCGCGTGTAAAGTCCGGGCTATACGCATCAGGGCTTCTTCTATAGAAAGAAGGTCCATTATATCGTACAGTCGGCATACTTTATCCACCTTATTCTATAATCATCCAGCATGTAACTAATGCGTCAGATGTAGATGTAACCTTGAAAGTAGCAACACCAGCACTGCTGATTGCTTGTTTTAATGTTACACCCGCTGCTGCTGTAGAATTGTCTCCAATTATTATAGCCTTTATTTTGTGCTGTGTAGTTACTGTGGCACCACTTGCTGTTTGTGTTGATGTAACTGTTAATGTTTCATCGTTTACAAGTGCAGTGGTAAATCTTCCACATACTAATTTTGCACCACCTGCTGCATCCGTTGTGTTACTGTTTTTTGCTTGGAATCCTGCAAGAGAGCCGGGATATGAATCCGCTGCTGCTCCGCCGTCTAGCCATGTTGTGTCGTCTACTGATGTTCCTGCGTATAAGTCCAGATTGAAATCCTCTGTAAATACCGCACTTCCGCTTGTTGTATATACTAATGCCATAATTAATCATCTCCTGTTTATTGTAGGTCCCTCACACTACCATGAGCCCCAAAGAAAGTAGTCCATACTTCACCCATGGTTCGGTATAGTCCTTCTTGGCCCAGTCTGTTAATTGCGAATGGGTCACCTGTTTCGATACCACTCTCATAATATTGTGTTGGAATTGCTGTACTAAAGTAAACGTAGTCTGTATCTAAGAAGTACATTCTACTGATTCCGTCTTTAGGTACGTCCTTGGAAGGAATGATTGGAACACCGTTGTATGTTGCAACAATGAAACCAGCCTCGATTCCCGGTACACCCTTTACTCCGTTGTAAGTAGGTGTGACTCTCTTCTCTTCCATGAATCTCTGTTGTGACTGCAATAGTTGTTGTAGTCTCATTAGAGTATCATATCCAGTTAGAATAACTTTCGGGTTTCCTCCACGTTCCCAGATGTTCTGGAAAAGTGTATCTAATTGGTCCAAAGAAAGGTTCCTGTTAGCACTGCTTGCGTCTGCGTTATCTTCAGCAAAAGCCCAAGTGTTAGCACTTCGGTCAATTGAGTAAATATCTTCGTCACCAGCATCGTAGTGAGTACCAGCAGCCATTTGGTTGTTACCGACAGTAATTCTATCCAAAGACTCGAAGTTGTTAGCAGCAACGGTAGAAGCATCTGTTAGAAGCATCTTGTTTACCATTTCTGCGTGGTGCTTACCCATCTCTTCTTTCATTACTGAACGAATGTCACCAAGACCGTCATCCTTGTCTGCAAGGAAGATTGCTGTCTCAGACATATCGAATGTGTGAGCAATGGTCTTTGGCTTTGCTGCAACATGCTGGAAAGTAGGCTTTACAGTCTCAGGTAGTGTTGCGTTTTCTGCAACTCCACCGTGTAGAGCACCGCCGTTAGGCTTTCCAGTAATTACACGCCATCCAGAACGGTCCCAAGGTCTCTTTGGTAGAATAGAGAACGCATTGAACTCTTGGTTCAGTTGCGACCATACTTTTCTACCATAGATTGCTTGGTAAGTACCAGCGGTTGTGGATAGCATTGGGCTATCCGATTTCAGTAGTTCGCTACCAGAGTATGAGTAACCCATTGAGTTACCTGCACCATAGTAGTATCTTTCCATATCAGTTATTGTTCGTACATAATTTCTTGCCATTTTTCATCATCTCCTGTTTTATGCACTCCTAAATGCGCTGTTTGCAAGGTTGTGCACCTCATCCCATGACATTTCTGCCAAGTCTTCTGTAGAAGGAACGTTAATTGAAGGAACAGAATCTGCACTCTTTGCAAGTGTTTCACCTGTTTCTGCTGGTGTTGTGATTGAATCAATTCTCTCAGATAGAGAAGAAATTGCTTTTGAAATCTCATCTAATGGTCCACGAGCGTCAAATTCCATTGCAGTTGCTTTGGTAATTTCTGCTGTTCTTTCTGAATCATATCGGCTTGCGAAGTTATGTTCAAGGGATTTGCGTAGTTCCGCTTCTTCCATTGCTGCTTTGTAAACTTCGTATGCAGCCTCTACATCAGATGTAGATACCATATCAGGAGTTAAGAAATCGGATTTTGCAACTTTTCCACCACTACCAGTAGTTTTACCTACAGCGTTAGTAGAAGGTGCACCGTTTTCTTGAGCACGACCTTTAACTTGAGCCGCGAAATAATCAGCACCATCGCCGATTGCTTCAGGGGTTGAGCCAAGGTTTGCTTTTTCGAGTCCATCGAAGTGACTTCTTGCTCCATAAACATCGACTCCAGCACTCTTTAGAGTGTCTTCCATCCAGTTCAGGTATTCAGAAGTAATAACATCAGAAAACTCTGACTTTTCTACGTCAGCATCTTTTTTCTTTTTGTCATCTTTTGCTTCTTTTTCATCGGCTTTCTCGGGTTTGTCTCCCTTCTTGTCCATCGCTTCTTTCAGAGCAGGAGGCATTGCTTTCTCCATATCATCAAGGCGACCTTCAAGGCGAGACAAGACATCAGTCATTTGCGTCATAACATTATCATCGTTTGTCATATTTTTCACCATTTGGTCTTGTTTCAATATCCTAAAGGTGGCCTCTGGATTGATGCCCCTCTCACATATTGTAATCTCGTGAAGTTCTAGTTTGCTGATTTCTTGGTAGTCACCATGTTCAGCGTCAGATTTTCGGACACGCTTGAAAGCCTGTCCTCCAATACTAAAACCACGAAGCGAACCCTTTCTTATTTCTGCGGCGACTTCTTTCGCCTTCTCAATGTCATCTCTCAAAGCAACGACGACGAACATTCCTGTGTCATCAACTTCGCTTTTCCACAAACGACCTTGGTTGTCGGTGTAAGAAGGAATAACCTCACCGACCTGTATATTTGAATGTGCTAACTGTACATTACGAAACTTTTCATCTTGCATGTACTTTGCAAAAGCATCTTTTAATGCATTTTTAGTGATTTTGTCACCTTGTTTATCAACAACTTCGACACTAGCATATCCAGCAACAACTAGGTCTCCACCTTTGAGAATAGTGATGCCTTGAGTATTACTGGAACGAACTGTCGCAGACATCATACTCAGTGAAATCTATTGTTATACTATTTATATGAAGCGGATTTTAATTTTTTCTTAGTATCTCTTTTAGCCTTAGGATAATCTTCAGGTTTCTCTGGTTCCTCAGTAGGTCTACTTCTCATATCATAATCAGGCATAGTGCTCTCATCTTGTAGAACTGTTGGTCCTCTTGGACTTCCGTTTGGTTCTCCCAAATCAATACCTAAACCCCTTCCTGCCATATTTGAATGTCCTTTATCTAGTGCGTCTAAACTCCTTTCTATAATTTCCAAGGCTTTTTCAAAATTAGGTTTGAGTAATCTATTCTTATCATCAGCATCTACAAGACCAGCACTTTCTTCTTCTTGTATTTCTTCTCTAACTTTTTTATCTTCGGCAGGAAGTTTTGTCACTTTTCCTTTCAACATTAAACTAGCGACTTGTCCCCAAAACGGCTTCAAACTTTCAGATAACTCTACACTATATTCTCCTAGCCCCATATCTGAAAGGGTAGTAGTCGGAGAATGAACCCAATATCCTAAAGAAGATTTTTCTAATTTATAGGTAACACTATCATCATTAGGAAGAGAAACTATGAGATTGTTATCTACAATATCAATATCGTGTGGTAAATGAATAGGAGGGAATGATTTAGCAAGTAGAGATAATGTCTCTAAACTTGCACTTCCTTCGCCCTCACCTTCACCGACTAACTTACTTAATTGAACATTATATACATCTCTTTCATAGTTTTCATTCTTTTCTACACCAGTGAATCTTGCCCTAACAATCTCACCTTCTTCAAATGGTTTAGGACTAGTGATTGTTGCTACATCGACATAAACTTGGTCTTTGAAAGGAACAGCCCTATCCCCAAATCCTTCTTTGTCGATTACTGGCCCAGCGCCTAATCTGTAAATAAACTCAGGAGCCTCACCTCTTCTATCTAAAACAATTAGATTTAAATCTCTATTCTTACGCAATAAAACCCACTTAGGATGTCTCTTTTCTCCTCGCATGTAAGTGGATTTATTATCTCTCAATAAAAGAGTAGAGTGTTCTTTACTCAAACTATCTACTGCATCTTTCAACCCTTCATCATCTGTAAATCGAGTATCATGTGGGCCACAAATTATCACTTCTTCATGACTATCGAATTGCCCTCTTAAAACTTTGAATCTCTCTCTAACAGTCATATCCATAATATCTGTACCGTCGTAATGCATAATATCAATTACGTGTAGATTCTTTTTGGATAGTATAGCATCAAATGTAGCATCTTTTTCTCCTAATTTTTTGATACCTGTTTTCACCCAATCAGGAACTGCGCCTCTACTACCATCTTCATAATACGCTGTGACTCTTTTATTTTTCTTAGTGATGACTAATCTCTTACCATCATACCATTTTGAGACACACCAACCACCAGTAAAACCTCTAAGTTCTTCTAATTGTTTAAACTTGAATATTCTATGCATTGGTCTAATCGGTGGAACCCAACCCGGCTCTTTATCCCCTTTAATTAATAATTCATCAGGATTCAATAATAAATTAGCATAAACTCCTGCATCCTTATGAAATTGATTTAAGGGGTCAGATATCATAGGTTGCACATCACCAAAACCTTCAGGTGTTGTATTTACATGAGATTGCTCACTTTCTAAAGGTCTAGTTTCAGCGTTTTGAATCTGACCACTCATCTCGTTTCCAAATGCCACATTCAAATGTTGTGGAGCAGGTTCAGTTAATCTTTGTTTATGATTTGTAGGATAAAAAGTAGGTTTGTCACCTTCAAAAGATAAAGCACCTTCTGGTTTCATTTCTAATCCTGTTTTGAAACACTCCCCAAACAAGTTAGTTACAGTAGGTCCACTACCATCATGTGAAACTGGTTGATTAAACCAATCTATTTTTTCAGTAGAAACTTTTGTGTCTAAAGGTGTATCTGAACCATCATGTAAAACCAAACCTCTTAGATTGTGTGTGGCCTCACTATGAGGGTGCATTTTAGGTGTAGTAGATTGAGACCCCCTTGTAATTTTCAAACCATACGGTCTACTTCTTTTACTTGTAGCAAAAGATGTATTTTGTTCCGTTACCCCACTTTGTTTGTGATACTCGTCAACCGTATCACCTTCTAGATATGAAATACCTAAAGCCTGTGTGTGTTCTTTTTGTCCAAATAAATTTTTAATTAAACCACTTCTACTATGAACTGAGTTACTATCAGGTATGTCACCAATTAACTCAGCATGTAACTCATTCACATGATTATCTAAAGCCTTTTGCATATCTTCAAAATTCGCTGAGTCGTGCTCTATACCTATTTTTTCTAAATTACGAGAAAGACTCTTTTTAGTTAATTCAGGGTTTCTGGAATGTCTTTCCTCTATATTATTTAATAATCCAGAGAGAGAATTAAACTCTCTTTCTGTATTTCTTAAAGGTTCTAATCTCTCTATTTCAGTTTTAAATTTTAATTTATCTTGTTCAGAAAATTTTGGTGTAAGATTACCTTCTTCATCTTTAGTAGTTTGATTTATATATTTTCTAAGATTAGAAATTCTAGTTTTTATGTCTTTAGTACCATGACCTGATTCTTCAAAGAGGTGTTCATCTATATCCCTATCATATTCTTCATTGAATAAATTAGATAATATTTGTTTATTAGACATCAAGAATCTTCCCTCACCTTCAGGTATTGTACCTAAAGTTTTTTCGATATGGTCTAAATGTTCTTTATCTAAAGGAAACCCTAACTGTTCTGCTATTTCTTCCGCATTGGTTTCGCTATGTACTGGAATACCAGCCTGTTTTATAAAACTACCAAGACCATGTAGTTTAGAATCTAAAGGCATTTCTTCTTTAGAGAACCCCCAATCTATAGTAGTAGGATGGGATATACCTAATTCTTCATAATACTCAGGCGGTAATACTTTCAAGGCCATATTTGCATCAGCAAATAATCTTGCAACATTCTCTCTAATTGCTGGATTACTTGGGTCTAAGAAACCATCAGGGTAATACTGAGTTAAATGTTTAGCCATTTCAGAAATAATACGAGTATCACCATTTAATTTTTCATTAAGTTTATTCCCATGATAACTACCTTCAAATAATTTAGCAGAAATGCTATCACCAATTTGATAATTAAAAATATCTGAGCCTTTTCTTAATTGTAATTTTTTAGCATGAAAGAGTGCATTTCTATCTGCTTTTTTATCTTTCATAGTCATTTCTTGAAAAGAGTTTTCTAATGTATCACTTATGTTTGTTACAACATCATCATCAACTATTCTTTCAATTCCCATTCCCCTTTCTAATCCATAAGGGTTATCCGAATTAGGGTTTGTAGAGAATAAAAAGGGTGATAAATTATTAATACGTTTTTTTTGTTTATATTTTTCTTGATTTTGACTATCGCTATTACCATGTAACATACTAGAAATTTGAGGATGAGTAGAATGATTTCTATCAGCATTTATAATATTAGCAAAACCTCCAACTTTTTTAATTAAGGCTTTATTGTGTTGTAAAGAGTGAGAACTAATCTTACTTTCTTCTGGTCTTGGTAAGATTAAATGCCCAAACAAACCTTGATTTTGATTAGTAATTTTGTGGTCTCCTCTTGTTGAACCTAGAATAGAGTTTCCTTCCTTATCCGCTATTGGATAATGTAATGACCTGAACAATGTGTGGGAATCCATTCCTAAAGCCGCACCCATATAAGCGGGAGCAAATAGAGATGTAGGGGTGATACCTCCTAAATCTTCCAAGGCTTTTCTTATTTCTGGAGAAGTAAACTCACCATGAGATTTATTACTCCCATAAAAATTGTAAGCATCTGTTAATTGGTTGTGTTTTGTCCCTAATCCTAAAAAGTCTTTTTTCTTTCTCATTAATTCTTTTAACATTTTATTATCTATTAAAGGGCCAGAAAAGTTGTCATAAACTTCATGTTCTTCCATCTCATTACCGTCTGAATTAAAACCCAAAGAGTGTAAAAGATTTCTTTCAGGAACCATATCTTTAGCACTCTTACTTTCTTTTGCTAGGGCTTTTTTAAAATCGTCACCAGATTCTCTTTTTAATTCTAGTAATCTTTTCTTACTCATATTAGGAAACGCTTGGAATATCCAACCATCCTCATCAATATCATGTCCCATAGAATCATGTAGATTTTCTAATGCAATTTCAGATAGGGGTTTTAGAATTTGGTCTTCACTTTCTTTATCATAAGTGATATCCCCTATAATTTTCCCATCTTTATCTACAGGTACTCTTGCTGCTCTAAAAGCGGAATCAAAAGCAAATTTGTCTTTATCAGTTTCAGGTAGATTAGACATTAATTTAGGAGTTATATTATTGTCACCACCTAAATGTGGTTCATTAGAAGTAAATGTTTTCGCGTTTGCACTTCTAGTTCTTAAGGTTCTTTTTAGTCTACCCATAGGTAATTCAAAACCATCATCAAATTTTAATAATTGTCTATTAGAATCACTCCCTTTATTTTTATCATGAAGATGTTCAAAAATCTTAGTTCTTTCCTCTGGTGAATACCACTCTAAGCCTAATTTAAATGCTAAATCTGAAAGATATTCTGGATGAGCCATATCTTTTGGGTTTTCTAAATCACCTACACCCGTTCCATAATATTCTGCTAATGTAGGGTCTGACCCTTCTTCATACTCAGGTTTGTGCTCTCTATTTTCCCAAGATTTTAATCTATCAGAAAAATGTTTTTGTCTTAACTGAAAATCACTAGAACCATCATCGTTATTTTCTTTCCAACGTTCAAAATCCCTATTATACACATCAACTTCATGACTTAATGTATTAGCACCTTTACCTGTGTATAAAGGGCCAAGAAAATTATATCCACCCTTAGTATTTTTTGAAACAGAGTGATTACCTGTTTCAGTTAGATAATCTTCAACTGCTATTTCATAATTTTTTATTTTCTCAGCAATTGTTTTTTCACCCTCTTTTGCTGGTAAAAATTTTTTTGCTAATATATGAAAACGCATCGGTAAACCAGAAGAAGGGTCAATCCTATGAAGCGGATTATGGTCTCTATCAAAAGGATGAGCATTAGGATAAATACTAGTTAGGTCTCTTTCTATTTCTAATTGAGCACCGTGTCCCCTTGCTGCTGTGTGTGGTATATGTTCATCAGTGTGTTCTTCAATTCTAGATTTTATTCTATTTTTAAATGGGTCCTCTACACTATTATGTCCTCTTTTATCTAACCTTAGTAATGCTTTTTCTTCACTAGATAGTATTCTTTTCTTTCTTTTTTCCTTAATTAATAAGTCACAAACTTCTTCTTTCCAAGTAGGATTCAAATGAAATCCATTTACATCAAGGTTGGCTTTAGCAAAAACATACTCTTCAACATAAATTGAAATATCTTCATCTAAAACAGAAACAGCGTTTACTAAATCGTCTCTTGCTCTTATGAAAATATCAGCAGCATCTTCTTGCACACTAAAACCACCTTTTTCACTCGTTGGTCTTAGACTCTCCACCGCTTGTTATTTCATGAGACTCGAAAGGTCTATCATGAGTATTTACTGTAGGGGATAAAGTATCTAAGTTGTAAGCATAACTTGTAGCCCCTTTGTTAGCAACATCTTCTGAATCTAATAAATGTTGATTTGAAGTGTAATATGCGTTTCTAGTTTGTCCACCAGATTCCGCTACGAAAGTAACATCTTGAGGTTCAGTAGAAAAAGTTGTAATAAAGTTAGGATTTGCTTTTTCTATTTTGCACCAACAATCGTCTGCACATGTGCCTTCATTAACACCACCTGCACCCGGAGTGAAACTACCTAGTTTATGGGTTCTTTCTTTCTTTATACTTCCGTATTTTTTAACTCCGCAGCCCATCTTATTCAAACATTCAGATTTCTTCATACCACAAGAAGGGCATTTATCTTCTTTCACAATAGATTCTGTTCTTTCTAATAATTTTTGAGCCTTATTCAAAAGGTCAATTGCGTTGTTATCTACTTCACTATATCTTGGTCTTACCATCTTAATACAACTCCATTGGTGTTTTTACATTATCAGCCATGTCATGAATTTCTTCCCAACTCATTTCATGAATCTGTTCGTTAGTGTAATTGTCTAATTGCCCTTCTGATTTTTGAAGATTAATTGCTTCCTCTCCTCTAAAAGCGTCTCCAGAGACATCTTCACTAAGAGGTGTGGAAATCCTAACAAAACCAGATTTTTTCAAAAGAGCAGCAGGGTTGTTCATCATATTTTTTAAGATTGCATTTTCCCTTCTTACTGCGTTTATGTCAGATTCCATAGATTCCATTTTCGTAATAAGAGCATTAACCAATCGCTCTTCAGTGGTTTCTTCTGACATTTAACGCACCTACTTTTGCCATCCACCGAAAGTACCGGAGTGCTTTCTCATTTGATAATTAGTTCTTGCAGGAATAACTGTACCTTTGAGAACTCTATCTCTTTGAGAGGTGTCAAAGTTTGTACCCCTTTCATTAAACTTCATTACAGGAACTCCGTTAGCAAAATCATTAACATGTTTTTCTTCAGCAGATTTTTGTATAGCATAATGTAAGTCATCATTTAAGAAATTACTAACTTTCAAAACCTCTTGAAGATGAGATTTTGCTAACTCAGCATCTCCTAAATCTAGAGCCTCGGAAAAGGCTTTCGCGTGTAAATTCATCTTTCTTGCAAAGGAGTCCATCTTGGTTAGGTTCATGTTACTCACTCGCTCCGTAGATATACCTGTTTAATTACTCTTATGCTCCACGAGGGCGATTTGCCTCAGAAACACCTCTTTGTGCTCTTTCAACAGGTCTTTGTTGTGGGCCTCTTTGTTGTACATTAGAAAAAGGAGAGCCAGCACCTCCTGAAACTCTTTGTTCAGGTCTAGCGGGTCCTCTATTTCTCAAACCAACACCTTCTCCACCCGGATTAACAACACCCGGAGGCATACCTCTTCCTACTTGTTGCATTACACCCGGAGGAACACCAGCAGGAGGTGCTCCACCAGCAGGAGGTGCTCCACCCGGAGGAGGTGCTCCACCCGGAGGAGGTGCTCCACCGGGTTGTTGACCTGTTTCTAATTTTTTATAGACAAACCTAATATCTCTTTTTCCTTCTTCCAACAATTCAGGTTGGTAACCTAACATCATCATTCTTTGAGCAAGATTTGCTTCCATCTCATCTCTTCTTAATCTTGTGATTTCATCTTCTTCTTCATTAGGATAAAGAGCAAGTTTCCAATCATGTACATTCATTTCTCTTAACATTCTTGGGAATAAAACTTCAGTATACACTTTTTGCCCAAACTCAACTGCTCGATTAGTTACTAGTATTTGCATACCCTCATTATTCAAACCACCAGACTTACCATTATCTATCATAAATACTGATGATACACCAAAGTATGCTGCTATACGATTTCTTATTTCGTCTCTTACAGCCATATACTGCATTTCCTCAAGAGTGTCCATGAATTTAACCCAATTCACACCCCCTCTTCCAGTGGAACTCTCAATACCCACTTTAGGAACATAGTGAGGGTCTCTTTCCATTTTTTCGTCAACAGACTTCCAGAAAGATTTCATAGATTCTAGATTATCTGTAGTTACAGAAATAATTCCTTTTGGTATTCTTCTTTTCTGATAAGCGGTGTAGATGTAATTATCCATAGCGGTTAGAGACATTGCTTGTCTCCACATAGTGTTAACTGGAGATTTTCCATACAATTTACTAGGATTATATTTTGAAATGTGTATAACTTCTCCCTTAAGATAGTATTGATTTTTTCCAGAACCAGCCATATTGATATAATGTGCATCTTCCATTTTTGAACCACACACCTGACACGCATCATCTTGACCGGGATAATTAATTTGGTCTCTGTGAATAGCACAAACTTTGTATCTACCACCTCTTACTCCTCTCTTATCTGCTACTATTCTCATAAAGATAGGGTCACCTCTTATGATTTCTTTTACTCTGTAAAATTGTATTTCTCCAGTATCTGGGTCTACAAAGTACTCTTTAACTAAAATTAAGAAAGCATCATCGACTATATTCAAATCATCTTCTACTTCTTGTAAAATGTGCATAAAAGATTGTTCCATAGAGTTCTCTTGTTTTAATAACCAACGTGGATATACAGCCTCATCTACATCAGGAGTCCTTACTTCACCCCCACAGGCTTTGCACATATCCACTGAATGTTGATATTCTTCACCACAGTCTACACATTTAGTTTCAAACTTCTTTTCAAAGTAATACCCCCTTCGGAATATCTCTTGTTTTAATTTTGCTAAAACCGTCCTAAGAATTAAATTTTCACGAGATACAGCATAAAGAGCAGGAAGTGTGATTCCTTGTGCTAATACTGGTTCTTGAATACCAGTAGTCAACATTGGCATTTGAGGTTGTGGTGTAGTCCTTCTTTTGAAAGGGCTAGAAAGAGCACTGATAAATCTAGAAACTCTACTATCATCATCAGCCATTATATTCCCTCCGACCATTTACTAATATCGTCTACGGAGCATTCCCATTGAGATAGTAAGTTTTCTGCTTTTTGAGTGTCGTCTTTCCAATTATTGTATCTAACCACACGCAACAACTCGGTCTTACGAAGAGGGTCTTCCTCTTGGAGATATTGCAAGACAGCCTTTGCTTGGGTATCTTTCATTTGTAAATGTGGTAAAATCATTTTTAGTAGTTTTTCTACATCACCTTTTGAATAAAATTGTAATCTATGTTGACTTCTAGTGGAGTTTTTGTGGACTTTTTGGTCTAATTGTAAAACCCCACATTCTAAAGTTTTGTGTAATTGTTCACAGTGTGCTCTACCTCTATCACCAGTAGCGACAAAACCTGCTCTTGCTTCACCCCTACCTGTAATTGTGATGTAGCCGTCAGCGTCTAAAAAGCCCGCTGCGTAAGCAAAAGGGTCTTTTAGAATTAAACCATTTTTATCCATCTTTACAAAAGTCCCTCTAGAAGCACCAGCAGTAATGTCTAGTTCTTCCCCATACATAGAAATTAATTTTGATAACTTGTTACTGGTCATACTTTTGTGTACAACATTGTTTTCACTTAGATGTTCAAATATGGCTCTACTACTCATAGGTCCTCTCTCTGTTAAAACCAAACTGGCTTTTTCTATAGTTTCCCTATCTTTTGAGTTTAATTTATCTATTTGATGTAAACTTGTTTTCCACATTTTTCTTGCATCTTTTTTATTTTGCATAGCATTAGCCCATGTTTGATTTTCATGTTGCCCCCATACATCTTCAAAACTATCGAGAGTCTTGAGAGAAGTATCTGCTTGTTCCCATAATTGACAAGCATTAATTAAACCAGTTTTTCTTGAATCTGAAAATCTTCTAAGTGATTTTAAATCTCTATCTGAAAGCCCTAATCCTCTAAGTGTATCATATCTTTCATTAGCCCAAGGTATTTGTGATAATGTGCTTTCAACTTCTAATTTTTTTAATGCTCTGACATCTTGAATTATGTCATCTATTTCATGCTTAACATTTTTGTTTTTCCTTCGCATTTTTCTAAGTCTAGAAACGAACTCATTCGCTGTAACACCTAGATGACTTTCAAACCAACCTTCGCCAGTATTAGAAAAAAATTTTTTCACTTGAGTGACCTCAACAACTTCTTCGTTGCTTTCCGCTTTAACAAAAAAAGAGTCTTCCAAAAAAGCGCTCGCCCACATATTCTTTGACCCCTCGAATGACCTTTATTTACTTAATGACCACCAAAAAGTGGTATTCTCATTTTCACTATCCATGTATGTTGTATTCATCCACATCACTCTCCTTCGTATCTTATTTCCTTTTTCAACTCTATGGTATCATCCAACCACTATTGCGATGTTTTCTACCTGCGTGCCAATCATCAAAGCCGGGTAAAATATCATCAAGAAGCACAACACTACCTTTGAACTCTTTAGTTGCAAAATTAGCAAGAGCCAAACCCATTGCTAAGTCGTCATGAACACCCACAGATTCTAGTCTACCATTTTTCTGCATACCAAATCTGTTTAATTCTTGTTCAAGAGTATGAGTAAACTTACGAGATTCTTCATTACCATAAGGCGTTTTTATTTGGCCTTGCTCAAATGCCAATAATAACGACATGAATATAGTCTCCTTCTTTTGTTTCGTTGTCATGAAAGTCTTAACCGGAATATCAGATGCCATTTCTTTTAGTTCAGTCGCCAACATACGCTGGAAATTATTACCTTCTAATTCTATCAACTCTGGCATAAACTTGTTATTTATAGCAATAATTTGTCTTTTTTGCGCCATACTAGACATACCTTTTTGATGTACTACATGCACAATTTCTTTGATACCGTCATTTTCTGGTTTTATTCTAAGACCTAACATCGCTGTAAAGTCAGCGTTTTTATCAGAAGAAATCGCAGGGTCCCAACCAAAGAAATGTTGCCCGTAAATCCCATCAGGCTCACCCTCCTCATTGTAAGCGGTATCTGCTCTCGGAATTAAAACAAGTTCAGGGTCTCTGGCTTTTTCTAGTATATCATTAGGAAACATACTAGCAACATCGTGAATAGGTTCACATAGATATTCACGAGAAAACTGTATTGCTGGCATAGAAAGTCGTCTTTCATCTAACGCTTCAAGATTCCATCTAGCGGGCCATAATGCTTCACCTTCTTGATTTATCGCGGGATATGTTTCTACAGTAAAGGTATCTTTCTTTTCTAATTCCGCATACAAATCGTTGTAACTAAATGGTGTACCAACCATCATCAAACGAGAACTGTGGTGAAGAACTGGTAACAAAACACCATAAAACCAATCAGCAGTTCTGGCTAATTCACCAGCACTAGTTCCCCAAAGAATATCGTCGCAAACAACAACGTCAGGGTGGAAACCACGAGTAGCACCACCAACTGACTTAGCCATAAGACGACTACCATTTGTAAACTCGAAATATGATTTAGCCCAAGGTTTTCCTTGAGGTTTTAAATCTCTTAAACAATCTGCCATATCTATGTTATTTCTAATAAATCTCATATGCTCAAGAGTCTGTTCTAAAGAGTGTGAGAAAATCATAATGTGGGTATTAGGATTAAATGCTGCTAACCATAATGCATAACTCATAAAGAAAACAGATTTTCCGTGGTCTCTTGACGCTTTTACACAATAATATCTACTTCCAGCAAGACCCTTCTCCCATTGTTCGTGATGCCAATTTAAATCAAATTTTAAAATCTCAGTAAAAAAATACTGAAATGATTTTTTACTCATTTCTCTATCCATCTGTTTGATGAAATCTTGCATGTCTTGACCTTTATCGTCAATCATGAATATCACACATTCCCTTGTATTTGTTGAGAACCGTCTAAGTTTTTAGCATTCAATCTTTTTTCTTCTCTTGCGTCTTCAGCATCATCTTGATTTATGACTTTCACCATATCTCTTTCTGTAAACTGATTAAGATTAGATTGAGCAGTAGGAGGGGCAACATTAGAAGCCAGCACTTTTACTTGCTCTTCCGTCATTTTACGTTCAGGAGAAGGTTCTGCTTTTGGTTTAACTTTTACAGGCCCACCTGCAACTCTTTGTGTAAATACCCTTTGTTGTGGTGACACACCTACTAAACTTTGCTCTTCTGAAGAAGGAGTTCTTATTGGGTTGATTTGTCTCCGTTCACTAATCATAGCAGGGTCTACTCCCGCATATTCTGTTGCTGGTTCTACATATGTTTTTGAAGCAGTAGCAGAACCTGAGCGCGGTGACAGTGTACTTCTAATTCTTCTTTTAATTCTAAAATCATCAATTCCAGCAGCAAGAGGATTTAAAGTTCCTTTTATACCTTGGTAAGCGGCTTGTCCAGAACCTAAAGCGGAAATCGGTCTAAATTTACCCTCTGTTAAATTTCTAGTAAAATTATGGGCGGCAGATAATGCGCCAGCGCCTACAGCCAATCTATCTAAATTTCTTTGTGTTCTATCAAATCTTTTCTTTTCTGCGGCAGTTGCTATAGGGTCTATCTCTTTTCTTTTATCTCTAGTATATCTATCTCCATATACTTGTCCTAGATAAGAGCCAAAAAGATTTGACATATTAGCACCGGAAGGGGCTGCTGCTGCTGGTGCTGCTCCCCCTTGTTTAAGAATCAGAACTTTACCGATTACAATCCCTCCATAAATGCCACTTTAACGGCTTTGATGATACTTTCGTCTATTTTGAATGTTTTAGATATTCTGTTCCAATCACCCTTAGAAAGTAAAATTGCTTTTACATCGGTTTTTGTGATTTGAGTTTTACTAGCCATATATGATATATCATCTTCACTATAGATACTTAACTTCTGCTGTGGTAATAATTTACGAACACTATCATCAAGCCTAGCATCTCTAATCTGTAGATTCTCCATTGCTTTGATTAGTCTATCTTCTACAGAAGTATCTTCTGCTTTGAATGTAAGTGGTAATCTGCCTTGTCCTAAGTCAGAAACAGATGATTGGAATCTTGCAAGACGCTCTTGCGCTTCAGGAGAAGAGAAATCTGGAGTTCTTTGGCCCCCACCCATATATTGGGTCGGAGGCTGTCTGGCTGCATATACTCTTTGTACTTGTTCAGGTGTAGCATATTGGAAAGCCTGTCTCGCATCAGCCATTGTAGGAGAAGTGTCAAGAGTAGGTGCTCTTTCTTGTACTGCTACTTTTTTCCTCGCTGCCGGATTAATTGTAGCAGTTCTTGTTTCTGTAGAATTATCACTTGATGGTGTAAAACTAGCATTGGTATTTGAGAATTCTCGACCAGTTACTGATGGACTTGTTGTATGAATATAATTATCTAAAATGTGTGGTCCAAATTCCTGATTAGAAATACCCGAACTAAGTCTAGAACCAACAGCACGAGAAGGCATTTCTTCTGCTGATAAAATCGGTCTATCTGGTGTATGTCCATGATGATGTGATAAGAGTCTAGCAACTTGTTCAGTCATTCTTCTTTGCCCTTCTACATCAGGATGTAAAGGTTGAGAATGTTCAAAATCTAAATCTCTCATAGCACTAATACCGCCACCCTGTTCAGATTCACCCATTAAATTTGCAAAGGCGTATAAATCGGCAGCAACGCCGTGACTCTTTTTCCTTCTATCTAATTGATATCTAGTCTTTAGTTTACCAGCGCTTATATGGGTTCTAAAATCATTATACTCCATAGCATCTTCAGGGGTATTGACATTTTCTCTTAATGCGTTTACCACTTGACCCGCTATTCCTTGTTTTGGGTCTCCCATAAGAAGATGTAAAGCAGCAGGTGTTTCATTTAATTTTCTAACTGCTGCATTGGCTAATGTTGCATCTGAAATAACTTGCCCTAGAGTAAAAGTTCCACCAGCATCAGCAAAGAACGGCTCATTCAAAACTTCGGGTGGTATTTTCTTAGGGTCTAATTCTAGAAGTGTTTGTGCTAACTTGTCTATCCCAGCATTTCTACCCGATTTACCTGTAGAATACATTACATCAGGTAAATGACGCATCATCTCCCAAGAATGAATATCACCAACTGTTTGTCCTAATTTTTCTTGGCCCATTCTTTGTAGAAACTTATCAGATAGTTGACCTTCTGGACCTAACTGGTCTCCCAAAATTCCTTTTTTACGACCAGCAACAGGCTTCCCATTATTGGAATTAATCGCTAAATCATCAACTGATATATTATGATGAGTAATACCCTCTTCATATTTTCCTAATTGAATACCGTCTTCTACTAAAATATCTTTAATGAAATGAGCCATTGGTATTGAGTATGTTTCACCAAATCTACCAAGTATACCGTGTGCTTTACTATTTGAAAATACAGTACCGAACTGATTGTGTCTATCTGTCCCTGCTTCCTCACTACCATGGGAACCTCTAATTTTCATTCCTAAAGTTTCATCTTTATTTTTTCCAGATTGATAATCCATCAACTTAAGTTTTCGCCATTCATGTGATTCTACATGTGGTAAAGTATGATTATCGTCTCCTCTCTTAGTTTTCTCATCGTTGTATCTTTGAATGGCTTCTTGAACAACTTCTCTAGGGTCTTTTTTAGACCCCGCTTGTTTTAATTTAAAACCTACTTTTCTAATTAAACCATCAATACCATGCATATGGTCAACACCAAATTCATCTCTCCAAACTTTTTCACCATATTCACCAGTACCCCACTGACCTTTAGTACCTTCATCTTTATCTCCATAATGAGAAAACATTGGTCTATCAAAACCTTGAGGGTGAGAATCATCATGGTTACCATGCATTATATATTCAGGATGATTTCCTAAGTAGTAACTTTCTCCAGTAACAGGATGGAAGCCGTGATTCCCATCACCTTTGAAAATTAATTTTGGTTTAGAAAAATCAACTACAACTCTCATGGTGTCGCGCCCCCTCGCCCAACATCATGACCGACTGTATCAATTCCGAAGTGGCGAGGGTCTGTCTTTGCGTCTTCTGTAGCCCCTTCATTTCTATTTGTAGATTTAGGGGCATTACTAGGGTGTTTTGGTAGATTACTCCCAGCACCACTTGTATCAGCATTTCCATATCCTTTCTTCTTACTTTCTTTTTCTCTAAGGATTCTTCTAGTTCTATTGAGTAATTGTCTTAATTCTTGTACGGTAGCCCAATCAAAACCACCTCTTCTTTTTTGTAATTCTGAGCCAATAAACACATCTTCACTTGTCATAACAGGCATTGGTGGTGGGGGTGCTGGCATACCAGAAGCCCCACCACCCATAGCCAAATGTGGAGCACCAGCGATTCTTGGTGGTTGAATTGGTGGAGGTCTCATTGGTTTTAGTTTAGGTTTAGGTACTCTTCCTGAAAAGCCAACTACTGATGCTGGTGTAGGTGATGCTGGGGTTCTTACTTGGCCTTGTTGTGCCATAGAACCTTGTCTTGCCATAAAACTTGCATATTTTCTAGGGTCTTCTAATCTCATAGGTTGTTTTGTTTTCAGCCCACGGTGAGACATCTCAACTGCCAAGTGTGCTCTACCTAACCCAGTTTTCTTAGAACCACCTAAACTTCTTGACAGTGCTTTTGCTCTTCTAGATGTTGCAGACTTAGGGGAATAGCCACCTTTTGGTTTTTTGAACTCACCAGTGCTTGGACGACCTTTTTTTCTAGACTCTTTTTTACTTTGTTTTTCTCTCTGTTTCTTAGTTTTTGCTTTCCTTAATTCAGACCAAGCAGCAGCCATAGGTTCGCCAGTAGAAATTAGTTCACCTCTACCAACGCCGGGGCCTTTTGCTCCACCTGCTAAACTAGATAAAAAGCCAAAATTACCCGCAGCACCTGTTTGTAAGTGAGTCTCTCTGTCTGCATCATATTTGTCGGAGTCATCTTCTCTTTCTTCATCTTCTTCTTCGTCCCCAACATTTCTTAAAATACCCGGTTTCACTTTGATATGTTTTCTTCTACGAAGTTTTTTATCGTGTTTCTCCTTTTCTTTTCTTTTCTTCTCTTTTTCCATATCTTCATAACGAGGGTCACCGGGATTATAACTTCCATCTCCGTCATTATTTCTGAACATAATAGACGATTCTGAACGAGGAGCGTACATTCTGGTATCAGAACCTCTACCCATCATACCTTCAGTCATCAATAATCCCCCATAAGATACTCACTAGAGCGCTGTAACGCAGAGGCTATGTCTTCATAGAACTGTTGGATGCTAGGTGGGTCAAGAAAACAACTTCCCATTAATTTTAATTCACCTCTTATTCTTGGTAAAATCTCTCTTAACTTACTTCTTGTATCAAAAACAATTTCAGGTTCATCAGATTCACAAAGAGTTTTTAGATACCTAATCACTTCTAAAATAGCACTACCAAAAACTAATTGTAGATTCTCTTTTTCAACATAAAAGTTAAACTTTTGGAACACTAAAGAAATATAATCTAAAAACACAGGTAGTCTTTTTTCATCAATGATTATGTTATCATGTAATAGTCTGTAACCGGGATGTGATGAAACAAATAACTCATCAATTATAATCACGCTATATCTCCTCCAGCAGATTCGATTAATTGAGATTTAATTCTCTTCCAAGATTCAGGAGATTCCTTGGCTAATTCTACTTTTAAAATATTTATTGTTTGATTTACAGTAGTCTCTGTAGTATCACTGCCCCAAGTATCATTGAATTTTACTAAGTCTTTTATTGATTCTCTTACTTCTTTATGTAATGATACAGCATCTCTAACAAAACCATCTTCATGAACACTACCCTCAGAAAGTAATTCTGAAAGTTTATCATTTAGTTTTTCGACATTGTTTCTAAGTATTCCAAGTTCTTGACCAACTGTAATTGCGACCTCAACTGCTGCTGATTTCTTAACCAACGGTTGAAAGTGGTGCTTCATGTGATGATACACAGTATTCTCAGCAATATCTAATTCCTGAGCAATAGCCTCCGATTCTGACCCATCAGTAAAAAATCTAGCCTCAAAAGCAGACCTGTCATCATGGGAGCAAATAACACATCTAGGATTAGCACCCATGTGGTATTCTCCCATATGATTTCTAAAATGTCTATCAGAAGTATTCGCTCGCCAACCCATCTCTTGGTCCATTTGTTTAGGAGTTATATTACCCGCAAGTAAATCATCTTCGAGTCCATCTCTATCTGGATGTTGACAAAAGGAACAAGAGCGTTTTGTAATACGCGCCTCTTCGTCCATTGATTATCGTATGATAACCTTGTTATTCAATATTATTACCACTATTGTGTTATTCTTGCGTAAACCGCACTTAAAAACACAAGCGAAGAGAATAATCCAAAGACGAAAAATGTAGCCTCGTTAGTTGATAAGTCTCCACCTCTAAATAATAAAACTGCTACCATCATCACAATCAAAGAAATTAATTGAACCATTATCATATCAATTATTACACTGCGTTGTGGACTCCACATTCCTAATGCCATTTCATTCATTTGATTAATTGGGTTTGGTATTCCTGACATCATTATGCTCTACCTCCGAATAATAAACTACGAGCAGTACTACCAACAGCATTACCAACGTTTTCCATCATACCGGGATTTTCAAGCGCCGCACCTAACGCGCCCTGCAACATAGATTGTTGTGACATAGCCAAAACTTGTTGTCTTCTCATCTCTGCTTGTTGAATAATTGCTGTTGATTGGTTTTGTAAATTACTTAATTGAGCGACAATATTTTCAGCAGATAATGTTTGTAAATCAGAAGGAAGAGTTGTAACGTCTAAACTAAGAGTACCAGTTTCCTCGTCTAGTTTAAATTTAGCATTTTTTAATACATTTAGGAAAGAGAATGTAGAAATATTAGATAACATTTCAATCATAACAGGCATTTGTGCGCTTACAATAAACTTTTCAACAGGATTTAATGTTTCAAGCATAGCCATCAAAATCTCTGTTTCAGAAGGAGGGGCTACAGGTTGTTGAGCAAATTGATTAAATTGATTATATTGGTCTTGCATTCCAAGCCCCGCTACAAAACCCTGTGCTACTGGTTGTTGTCCAAAACCGAATTGTTGCTGATGTTGTTGACCAAACGGTGCCCCAGTTTGTGATAAATTGAGAGAAGATGTGGATTGTGGAGTTTGATGTGGATTTCCAAATATTCCTACCATAACTAATTCACCCCTTGTGTATTCGGTATGGGGGACGTGTTATTAGGTTGCTGATTAATAATTTGTTGAAAAGCAGGTGTTGGTTGATTTATTTCCAACAATTCTTTTTGGAATATTCGCAAATCAAATGTTACTGTAGTAATATCGTTTATTCCTGTTTCTGGGTTTTTATAATGAGTGATATTTATTCCTTCATAGGCTCTAGCGTCTTTTTCTAACAATTCAAAAAAAGGCTCATACTTCGATAACATCAAAGGTGTATCTGCATCATTTTTTTGCATTACACTAACAGGAACAGTAACAATAGAAACACCTTGTTTTACTTTATCACGTAAACGATTAGGATTCATTTCATATTCTCTTTCTTCTTCAGTTTCCCATTTACAAAGAAGGTGAAATAAATGTAAATGTTCAGGACAATAAGTACCCCTCATTTTTCTACCACTAGTTACTTTATCCATCGCTAAAAACGCTTCAGCCTGTCCAGTAACTGGATTTTGCCAATACATATCCCAGAGACTTCTACCAGTTTCATCGTCACATATTTTCTCGTAAAGATTATCGTATTGAATTAATTCTTTACAATCACAACCATCTACCACACAAACATGTGATTGCTTATTGTACCTATATTTACTACCAAAAAGTCTTGCTGGAGAAATTAGACTTCTTTTTGCTGGCCTTAATAATTTATACGCTTGACGTATATCTTGTTTTCTGGCTTTTCTAGAATTACCATGAGTTGATGGATAAAAATTAACTTTAGGGACTTCTAGGTTTTTTTGAGAAGCCATTTCTTGCATAGAACGTTGAGCGGCGGCTTGTTCCATTAAAACTGCTCTATTTAATTGAGGATTACCTTGTGCCGCAAGAGCCATTAATGCTGTTTCGTTAGAATGACCTAAAGAATTAATTTGTTGTTGATTATTATAACCGGGGATATAATTAGATACCATATTATCACTTCTGTTGAGGAGTCACCTTTACACACAATTCTCCATCTTCATTAACATCAAACTTCCAACTTAGTTTTTCTCCTGCTGTAAGTTTAAATTGTTCAATTATCCACATCGGAACAGTTGTTCTTAGACTATTAGAGCCTCCTCCAGTTGACACAAGAGTGGTCTCATTATTCACTCTTGCCATTAGTTGGCGCACCACCACCCATATCAAAAAGGTTACTGATGAGGTCACTTGAAAGGTACACACTACATTGTTAATAAATCTAACATTGTAATTTCAACATTCCATCCTATCCTAGTAGCCATAAAACTTCTTTTTGTTCTGATTCCTGATTTTTGTAAACGAATTAAATCATCTCTAAAGGGGTCAAATACCTTATGTTCTCCTATTCTACCTTGTTGCCAAAGTAAAGCGGCGTTGTCATCAAAAAATCTATCTGCTTTGTTTGCGACTAACATTATCAGTTTAGGTGAATATTTTCTACCTTTTATTCTACTTTTTATGCTTCTATAACGATAATTACGAGAAATTAAAACATCACATAAATATTTGAATCCTGCAACTTGCTCCATACCTTCAGCACCACCCTTCAAAGCCCTTTCATCGAACATATAGATTATCGCTTCCGCTTGTCGATATACCATATCTTCTATCCAAAGATTCCAATATCTTTCTTGTCCACCTATATCAGCAGAGTTCACAACTCGCTTTTCACCCTTCCAAGATACTCTTTTTTTAGTCGATTTAGGTAAAATATATCTTGTTAATATTTTATAATGTTCAGTTCTTTCATCAATAGGGATATCATACATCTCTCCCGGTGTTGTCATATAAGAATCCAAAGTGGTTTTTCCTACCATTGCTGTTCCATAAATACCAACACTACGTGGGCGCCAAGCATTGTAAATATTTTGACCCCATAGCGCAGCGCCTACTAAAACACTACCAGTCATACTCAAAGTAATCACCTACCTTAAATCAACTAAATTTATTTGTTAACCAAGAGCCAAAATCTGCTATTTGCTGATAACCCCATTCTACTGTTGATTCCCATAAAGAAAAGTCACTATTCGCTTCAAGAGCACTAATAATAAAAACCGAAGCAACTGCTACCACAACAGTTCTAATCCAACCATATCCCCATTCATATACGTTATCAACTGTATTAGCCAAATGCATGGCTCTAAGCGTTTCTTCTACTGAATCATCTTTTGGAGTTTTGAATATCTTACCCATCTAGTTCAACTCTTATATCTAAGGTCAGGTGTTCCATCCTTTTTTAACCTCATGCCAGATGCGTTTTGAGTTGGCTTTCCATCTTTAGGAGGAGTTGGTAAATCTTTTACCATAGAATCAGTCATTTGATAAATTTCTCTCATATTAGCGGATTCGACTCCTAAACCTAATGGTTGTTGTATATTAGTATTGTGTGTAGGAATGCCGGGATTAAAAGTAGAATGATAATCTAATCCTAAATTAGCCATATTATTAACATCTCTATTTTCTGTTAAAAATGAAGGTGGTGACATAACCTTATCAGGATTCTCATGCATCCATCTTAATTCTTTTTCTAATTCCATTTCTTGTCTTCTTAATTCCATATCAGACCTTCTTTGGTCAAAGTTAACTTGCATATTCCTGAACCTAGATTGATGTTGTCTTTGAAACTCGGTCATCCTAGCACGTTCTCTAAGATTTCTTTCAAAGAACATTTTGAATAGATAATATGCTAAACCTTGTAAGGCGAAAGCGCCCATTGAGTAATTTAGCCCATTCATCCATGTTTCGTCATTCACTAGCCATAATTTTGAATCAAAAATAGCAACTGCAACCCCAATCAATGCAGACTGACTTATTATTAATCCCATCAATCTAATTTCGGAATCTGTTGTATCAGACATATACACACCTTGTGAAAGGCCACGGATGGGGTCACCTTAAACCCTTCTGAGTAAAAATCCGAGGTTTTTATCCATTTGTCTTATTTATCTTATTATTAGTATATATATAATAATTAATATATATGTATAGAGTCTATATTAATAATAAGACAAATGAGATTAACAGTTCCACCGTTTGAGCGCTGCGCCCTTCGGTGTTAGTTTTCCGCCTTTACTAGTCGGTCCTTTACTTCCACCCATTCTTGCACAGAAAGACTTTCTTCTGTTTGCTGCTTTACTACCGGGTTTTAGTGAACTTGGTTTTTTAGTAACTGGTCTTTTCAGGTTTGCACCTGTTTCTCTTTTTGCTTTGGCTCGACCTTTTGCATTTAGTCCACCGCTTCTACTATGTCTGTTTGGATTGTAACCGTGAAATGGTTTTGATTTCTTTTTTGCTTTCTCAAAAACAGAATCTAACAATGCTGCTGACGCTTGTTGCATCGGTGTACAACAGTCGCATGTGTCAAACCAACTCATTCATAATCACGTTCATATAATCTATCATATTCATTAAAGTGTCCCAAATCACCTGCCTCGTATTCTTTCCTATTCATTAAAGTGTTCCAAAACATATTACGATAAACAGGTTCGTGAGTCATTCTCGCATCGTGTAAATCCTCCAATTCATGTCGGGACAGTCCATATGACTCAGTTTGAACATCCCCTTCCTGATTCATTATGTCGGGTTCATCTGTAAATTTATCATTTTTTCTAGCCTGAGTTTCATCCATTAGTTTTCTTCTAGCACTTCGAGCGACACCACCCGGCTGCTCTAATCTCATGGTTTTCTTTTGGTCGGTTGCGTATTGCATAACTTTAGGTCTAATAGGAAGAGTATTTGATTTCAACACACTCCACGCTGCATCAAAAGCACTCATGTTGCTTCGCATAGCGTAGTCTGTCTTAACTATTGTTGGTTTTCCATCCACACCTTGCTTTTTCGCACGTTTTCTTTTTGTCGCTGCTTGTTTCTCACCTGATGACATAGAAACTGATGTTTTAGGTGTTTTACTTGAAACTTTGATTGAAGGTCTGCATTTAGGATAACCTTTACCTGAAAGTTTTCCCTTGCTTCTACCACACGGTGGGTGCTTTCCGTCTTTAGTACGTGACACATCTACCCATTTTTCCTTAAACCAACGGTTTAAGTTTTTTACAATGAGTACATCATGACAGGTACATCGTGTCATAGAATGCCTACCATTTTCTTAATGTTCTTTTGCTTGTCTATCAAAGCATAACAAGGACACTTAGGAGAAGATACTGAACATTGATTACCCTCAATCATACAAACACAAGGTGTTTTTTTAGTACCACCGCAACAACATTTATCTTTCTTAAGTTTCATTTTTTCTTCCCCCTAAACTTACCACGACAATATTGTACAGCCCACCCATTAGCATAAGCGGATGGATAAACTTTGAACTTTCTTTTTGCTGCCGCTTTTCCTTCAGGACAGAGTTTCTTCCAAACAGTGTCCATACCCACACAATGACCACAATCGCAACTATTCATTTCTTCACCTTAACCTTGCGAAGTGTGCCTCGATTTTTAAAATGCCTAGCCCTATTACTACTTTGGTTTTCTAAAGTAAACTTTCCACCTTGAGTATGACTAATATCTTTTTTATTATTCGAACCATAAATACCCCTGCGTCTACGCTCACGATTCAAATCTACTCGATATTTCACTCTTTCAGGACTAGACTCGTATTTTTTATCATAGGCCAACTTATGTTGTCTGGCCGCTTCAGACATTTTTCTTTTTGGTGCTTTAATTAGAACCATTTTTTTAACCAATGGTCTAGTTGAACCCGGACCGGGTAGTACAGGTGGTAGGATTCTTACTCTTGCTGCTTTTTTCTTTTTTGCTTTTCTCGCTCTTCTTATTGCGACTTGCGGATTATTTGTATTTATTTTTTCAGGTGAGGCGTCTATAACTTGGTCTACATTCATCGTACCCGGACCAGCACCTCTTCCAAATTTTTGATGATTACCTCTAAGCATTACAGTTTTTACTTGAGGGGTTCTATGTTTTTTATGAGGTCTTACAATACTTACAATAGTATTACCAGTTGAATGTCGTTGTCCTTTTTCATTAACCCCAATGGGATTTCTAAAAGAATCTAGAAAATGTGTTCTAACTGCTACATGTCTAGGTGCATCTTTTGTATAATTACCTAAAGGTCCCATAATTCCAGCATCAACTAAACCTTGTATAGTTCTAGTTTTTACTTCTGCACTTTCATTTTCATCATGCATACGAAGAGGGTCACTCAATCTTTCAGAAGCGTGCCCTGCAAAAAACTCTGGTGGTAATTTTGAAGTATTTACTTCTGGAGGCTCTAAAAGGGTATTTTCATCTTTTAAGATATAATTCACCATTATATCGGAAAACATGTAACCCCCTCATTGTCTTCGAGCATTCATCATTTCTTGAAGTTGGTTTGCTAAATAATCCGCTTCTGCTCGCATTTGTGAAGCACCGTGTGGGTCAGTAGCCATCATTTGTTGCGCTCTTGCGTCCATTTCGTGAACTTTTTGACGTATAGCCTGTAGATTCATTCCTTGAGCAGCACCAGCACCAACTCCCATTTGGTTGTAATCTTTCAAAAACTCAAAGGCTTTTTTCATTGCTTCGGGTGTCGCTGTGTCTTGTGGTGATTTAGGAGAAGGTGGAGTAACAGCAATTACTAAACTCATTCCTTTCTTTTTCTTTTTTCCGTCCATTTTTTCTTCACGCATACTTACATCTCCTTTTCTTGCATCATTCTTCTAACCATAGCCACTAATTTATCTTTAGACATATTAGCAAATTCATCTTGTGGAACTTCATCATAATCATCTAGCGGTGTACCTGTTGGCTCATTATCTTGGCGCATTGCTTGTGAGTGTAACCTCGCAGCGGCCATTTTTTCTGCTCTAGTTGTAAAAGGTGCAAAATCATCATTTCTATCAAAAGGTTGCTCTCTATGTCTATCATCTACAGAATCATACCATGCTTTTCTTAATAAGTTCCATGACATTTCAAATGCGTCCATTTTATCTACTCCTTGATACTCTAACTAAACCAGTTTGTTTACGCATTTTTGGTCTTTGTACTCCTCGCGATACCTGTCTTGCGTACTTCGCTTTGGTTTTTCGGGTTTTAACCTTCCGGGCTAATCGTTGAACTTTAGCCTTTGCTTGCTTTTTTGGTCGGTCAGAAATGTAACTTTTACCAGCATATCCGAATTGACCTTTTAAGAGGTCATCTATGATGTCGGCTGGTTCAATCACAGTATTCGAGACAAGCAGAACACTTTTACCATTTCGCTGATTGGGTGGTTTCAATGGGCTATGTTCTAGTCAAGGCTGCACCTGCTATACCTTTTGTTGCGGCAGCAGGAAGTAGATTTATTCCTATGGTTCTTGGACAAGGTGGAAAACACGTAGCAGGTGGCGCAGCAAGAACAATTGGTGGAGGTGCTATGACAACAACTGCCGCTAGTAGTGTGCCATCAATTGCATCAGGAGCAGGTAAAGTTGGGGTTTCAGGCGCAGCAAAAACCGGAGCGACATTTGGGGTACCGTCTTTCGGGTTAGGGAGAATGTCAGGAGAAATTGGCAATCAAAAAACCAAATTGACAGAAAAAGATGAAAGGTACGGACAGTTAGCGGCTGAAACTCGTCAGATGTTAAGAGATAAGGCTTCTACGAATACCACTCAGTTTTCCTGAAACATAAATATAGGCTCTTTCAGCCATCGGAATATTAACAATTCCTTTTAGGTACATTTCAGCAGCCTCTAATTTTGCAATATCTACAGATTGTTCAATTTCAATTCCGTAATCCGAAGCCCAGTCAATTAAATACCGAGTTGGTAAATTACCAAAACTACCCGGAACAAAAGGACAACCACCTAAACCACCCAAAGAAGTATCGAACTCCCTAATACCGGATAAGTAGGCAGCATCCAGTAAATGCGAAAATTCAACCTTCCTACTACTAGGCTTGTGAAGGTGAATGGCTAAATTTGGCATAATTTCGCGGGCAATTTTTACCACGGTGGTAATTTCTTTTGGAGTTGCTATTCCTGTAGTGTCTGCTAAAACTATTGTGGAAGAGTTTTCAGCCCCCCATTTTAAGATTTGAATAAAAAGAGACTCATCATAATCATCGAAAGCGGAACCAAAAGCACAAGAAATGTATAACCTCACTTGTTCAGGAAAAACCTCCTCTAGAGCAACTTCATATCTTTCTAGTATTCTATCAATACTTGGAGTACCTAAATTGCGGGTATTGAACTCTGGAGAAGGTGAAAGATAGATATTGAAGAGATTCACACCCGCTTCTTTTGCTAATTCTAAACCTTTTGCGTTTGGGACTAATGCTGAAATTTGATTATCTTCTTGATTTATTCCCTTTAAAACCAGTGCGGTATCTTTCATTTGAGGTACCAAAGCGGGATTCACAAAACTTCCAACTTCTATTTTATCCAATCCCGCTGCAATTAACATATCAATTAAATACGCTTTTTGCTCAGTAGGAACTTCTTTAGAAATAGACTGTAAACCGTCTCTTGGACCCACTTCATAAATTGTTACTGGGTCACTCATGGGGTGTGCGAACTCACTGTCGTAAATTAGCATATCGCTGGAAAAGCAATCCAGCCTCCTCTTCTAGACGAGTATTACCACTCATCATCATCTTCAAAATTGTTGACATAACAATTTGTTTTTCTTCAACAGTAAAATTTGATTCCGGCGGGTACGCTTTTAGCACTTGCCAAGCCTCAGTAAAAGGTTCAGGAGTGGTACTCATCAGTAGTAATCGCAGGTATGCTTTATAAATAAACCCGTCGTAGTCGCGTTTTACATGGTTCATGAGGCTTTTAATGACCTTTTACGGGGACAAATACGCAAAACAATTCGAAAATCAGTTATTTCACTTATGGTAGGGCTGATAATAGTAGGTATATTTGTATTAAGACCACTGCTGTAATACTTCTGGGGGTATTGAACCTTGACGAACTCTACTCATACCACCTTGTAAATCACCATAATCTGGCTCTTGATGCTCTACATATTCAGGTAAATCTGCTGTTTTCATTCGCACAACTCCTACTTTTGAAGGGTCTTGCTTTGTTCTTCTTGCCCTTTCTTGTGCAAATCTTAGTGCCGCTTCTGGGTCTGTAGTTGTATAATTCACTAAATCTGCTGCTCTTAGAGATTCTGGCACATAACGTTTTGAACGAGTTTTAGGACTTCCACCTCTTATTCCGTGTTGTAAAACGCTAGGTAAATCTACGGTTCCGTGATATTCATACGCTTTTTCTACGAATTGGTCATAAATAGCATCTGTTGGTAAACCATGATATTCAGCGTATTCAGGATTTAATTCATGTGACCAAGGTTGCTTTTTATCGTCATAAGCGTGAGTGTAATGTTCATCACCAGCGATATTAGTTCTAATGTAGCCTGTTGAATGTGCTCCATCAATCACACCCGCATCAACCATTTTATCCCAAAAACCCGTCGCACCATGTTCTACATTTGTAACATGTACTCCGTCAAGAAGAAAACCATCATTATCAATAAAATAATCTTGACCTTCTTCAATAAAATCTTCAAGATATTTTCTTGCTTTACCTTGACCTTTAACATCACTATTTAATTCAAAATTATCTATTTTTATCGAGTTTCTAAAATCATCAGGATATATTGTGCCCCTTGCATTACCATCTTCAGATTCCCACATGTACGGTTTTCCCATTTCTTCTAGGTTAGGCAACATTGTAAATCTATCATCTTGCCCTAGTGAATCAGAATAATTAGGCCAATCACCTTCTTCAAATGTGGAAGGTGCTTCATAAATCGGAGCCTTCAGCAGAGACCATGCTTGGTCGAAGGGGTTCATTGTTGATTCCTCATCATATTCAAAACTAAAGCGGGGAGATGTGGCCTTCCGGCTTCAATGTTTGCCGCCATCCTATGATGACCGGAGATAATGTGCTCTTCTCCGTTTTTATCTCTCACAATAATAATAGGGTTGCGGGTAGGATTATTTATCAAATCATTAAATCGCTTCTCATTCTCTTCGGAACTTTCCCAAGGATTGTATTGCGACCTCCGCAAATCCTTCATACCCGGATTATAACCTACTTGTCCAGTCGGATATTCTCTATGTATCTCCTCATCATAATCTTCAGCATCAAAAGCATCAAAGTCGAAATCCTCCGGCATTTTATCTGCCCAGTCATCTTCATACCAAGTTCCGTAAGCCGCTTGTTTGAACTCATCGTCATCATTCTTGAGCAAAGCCCATGCTTGGTCTAAGGGGTTCATCTCACTACGCCTAAAGATTTCAGCATTTGGATTCACCATAGCCCGGTTTTCACCAGCCAAAGGCATCAGATTGAATGTAGGCTTACCACGAAATGTTTGTCCAAAAACCTTTGTTTGTTTCTTTCTATCTTCTCTTGTGTCGCCCGTTGATATATCCCCTGCCATCGGTTTTTCACCTGCGATTTGTCCAAGTTCAGTTACATCATAATATGATTCCATATCTTCAACACTCATAGGTTCATCTTGTGGATGATATCTAACCTCTTCTTCCTTGAGTAAGAGCCATGCTTGGTCGAAGGGATTCATAAAAACCCCCCACCCTTTACTCTTCTTTTTGCTTCTTCTAATTGTTCTCGCATTGTTAATTGCCTTTTAGGGGGCCAGTGTGTAACTCTTACAGGAAACTCAGTATCTCCATGCCCAAGTTTTTGCATAGCGGCCATTCTATTTCTTCCATCATGTGAGTTTAGTCTATAATCACGGTCTTTCGGGTCTGTAATGTTTGGGTCATATTGAACCCATGGCATACCTAATCTTAATTTTTGATTATTTTCAATAGCCTGTTTTATTTTTTCTTCAAACCATCCTCCAAGATTAGGGTGTGAAGTTTTGGGCGTTCGACTAAGATACTCGTTAGGTGTCATTTGCTGTATGTGGTCTCTTCTTTTATCTTCGGGGTACATTCCACCAAAAATCTCTTCATTATTATCATAATCTTCTCGATTCCCAGTTAGAAAATTAATATTAGATATTGGTGTCTCATAAATTGGCGCTTTGAGTACAATCCACGCTTGGTCGAAGGGTCTATTGCCAACCTGAAGGTCTTTTGTCATACGTGTTACCTCCTGTTGGTCTAGGTTTTGGAGTCATATTTTGCATATTTTTGCGAGCATCTGCGTTTCTAGCCATTATCATGTCTTGTAAAGACATAAAATTACCTGAACCGGGGGGATATTCGTGCATATCAATGGGGTCTGCTTTGAGAAAATCCCACGCTTCATTGAATGCTGTCATTAAATATTTGCCCCGTAATCAAACTTAGGATAATTTCTAAAATCTCCTTGCCTTCTTCTTGCTTCCGCATCTCTAGTCGCTAAACCTCTAGATTGTCTTTTTAATTCACCTGATTGTTCTGCGGCTCTAAGTGAATTAGGCCCACTAGCACCTTTCGGCTCATAACCCATACCTTGTGCTTCATCTACAAAATCACTAGGTTGGAAATATGAGGGTTTATTTGCTAAGTGTTTTACATCTTCGTAATTAGGCATAGTTGGTACTTCATCATCATACATTGTATAAGGCTCTTCAACTGAACCGTAATGTTGACCTTCAAAATCTTCATCCATATCAACATTAAAAGCATCAGCAAGTCTTTTTCTATTCATCAAACCATGAATTGCTGGATGATATGATTGTTTTTCTAGTGTATTGCTTTTTAATATATCCCATGCTGCTTCAAATGCTGTCATTTTAATCAATGTCCTTGTTTATTTTATCTTATTTTAGTAGGCTTTTAAAAGAGGCCATGCTGTTTCAAACGCTGTCATTGTTGACCCTCTCCCATTTCACGAGCAAGCCTTTCTTTTTCTTCTCGATTTTTTCTAGCGTATTCAGATTCATAAGAATTAACTTTGTTTCTGCGCCTTTCTAATTGTTCATCTGGCGTTAGTTCATTGTAATCCATCTGATTTACATCAGCAGGAGTTCTTGTTTGAACTTGCGGCTTTTTCACATTCCGCATTCTAAAATCCCCACGACCCTTGAGAAAATCCATTGCCTTAGCCATAGGCATCATAGGGGACATGGACATATCACCACCATTGTCTTTCGGAGGCTTTTTACGAGATTTTTCACCCATTTCCTTGGTTTTGTGGTGTGTAACAAGGGTTTTCGCCTCTTGATAATCCATTCCCAGATTTTGGATTAAGAAATCTATGAGTGCCTCAGCATCCAAATCTTTGTGGGAATAAGACTCTTGTGGCGGTACATCTCCTCCCATCGGCATTTCGGTCATTTTGAGAACAGACCATGCTTTGTTGAATGCAGACACGATAAGTGGGAGGGTGGTTTATGTTATGAAATTTTTTCTAAAATTTTTTTTGAGGCGTACCCCCTAAAACCCAAAAAAAGCCATTCTATGGAAAATTTTGTCGAGCGCTGTGTGGGACTAAAGAAGGCGCTAAAGGTTGCGCTAATGTAATGCCTCCGGCTAAGGTGCGCTAATGGGGTGCGCTAAAGCGGTTTCTGGGCTGTTTTGGGGGGTAGGGTTTGGCGCTAAAGTCCCCGCTAAAGCCCCGCTAATCCTAACGTATGTGGGGGTGGGTGCGTAGGTACAAACAGGGGCGCAGTACAGCGTTTATGCACCACGCCCTACCCCCACCAGACCACACCAATGCGGTAGTATGTGTACCAACACCAATGTGTTTAACACAAAACGTTACCAAGCCACTACGCCTCCTTGACCCTCCCATCCATATGGGTAGCATTTTGCTACCTTCTTATAGAGTTGCAGCGCTATGCGCTATTGTATTTACATCTAGGATAATACAGGAATAGAAGAGAAGAAAAGATTTGATTCCAGCCAAAAAACAGAGATTCTATATAAAGAAACGAAGAACATATTGTCGAGGTTTTAAGAATGAAAACAAACAAACCAAACAATGATGCCCCGCAAACAATAAGCAATAAAGAAATAGCAGCAAGATGTGCTACCTTCTTACGAAGTAAAGCAACCCGTTGCGCTATACCTTTGAACCCTGAAACTTTGCAGAGAGTAACTATTAGAGTAGGACGCAAGTCATTTGATAATAATAATATTGACTTTAGCCGCACAGAAATAAGAGCAATGGTTGACAGGATTTATACAATTGAAGGTCGTAAGTCTGATGCTAAAAGAGCAACTGCTCTTGATAATGCTAAGCCACTTCAAGCAGCATGTAAAGCAGTAAAGAAATTGATGACTCAGAAAGCAGCAAATGTCAAGGCTGCTGATGGTGTGGCTTGGTGGGCTGAAGGAATTACAGTCCCTTTCACAACCAAGAAAGCAGCAATGAAAGCATATGCAAGAAAAGAAAATGGTGATTGGCATAAGGCTTTCGATGGACTAAAAGGCCCACCAAGACAAGAAGCGATTGCTAAAGTATACAGCAAATATGTCTGGCAAGGAACTCAAGATGGAGTTACTACAAAGAAAGTTAAGAAAACTGTACGCAATGGAAAGAAAACTTCCAAGTCTGTTAAGACTGTAAAAGGTCAAGCAAAGTCAGCAAAACTGATTGCTAAAGACAAAGCAGTTGAAAACTTGAGACTTGAGAACATACAATTGAAAGCAAAGATAAACGAGATTTTTGCCGCTCTACAAGAACAAGGAGTTGTCGAATAAGTTGGGACGGGGCTTCGGCCTCCCCCTTCTATCCAACAGGAGTTGAAAAATATGGAAAACCAAATATTAAGAATGCCCGCAATACAAATAGAAAACTGCCCTGAATGTAAAGTTCAAGTTGCTGACGCTGCCATACTCTGGCACGCAGAGAGACTAGAGATAATAGATTTCTATTGCAGAGATTGCGCTACTGATTCCGGTCACCCATGGATGCCGGTAATAGCGGAATGAATAACCAAAAACCCACCCCTCTAAATGGGGGGTGGCCTTTTTTTATATCCAACTTTTGATTAGCGCAAAAGTTCACCCCTAATCCTACCCTAGACAGCGTGCTGTCCTACCTGATAGGTTTCAGTACATAAAGAAAACAGCCTCGGTGTTATGTCGGGGGTATGTCTTGGTAGGGCTATCTACTATACACATATACATACATGAGGGAATGCTCTCTCATATCCTATCAATCCGATGATTAGTATAGACACTATACAAGTACACTTACTTATCTTTATTATTACTTACTTATACATATATATTATAATATATACATAGAGAACTAGATGAAACATGACACATATGTCTAAAGTCCATATTAATAATCGTACAAAGCACAAAATCCACACTCACATATAAAGAAACTAAGATTCTATATAAAGAAATGAATAACAAAGGAATGAGAAAAATGAAGACAGAAATAACAAACGAAGAATGGCCCGCAGAAATGAACGTATATATGCTAAGTGGTAAGGCTCGAAAGATTGCCTTAGAACTTAGAGAACTCTTTGATGATATGTTTCACATAAGAGAGAGGACAATATACGGTGAGTATGACAAAGATAGTTTAGTATTGCTCAACAATACATTTGCTAGTGAAGGACTAGAACCTGTGACTCTTGAAGAAGCGAATGAACCTACAACTTCTTTTTGTGAAATTGGTGGGTGTGATGTCTTTGGTGCGCCAGATAATGGTGGTCTGTTTAGAATTATATACGACGGTGGTTTCTTTTACGACAGGCTTTCAACAGATGGTGACTTAGCATACATGGATTCCAAAACTCATTGGGAATACGAACAAAAGATACAGGCGTTACTAGCAAAGCATGACTGTTACTTTGAGCATGGTAGTAGTTGGTATGGAACTGTGTGGGAGAACTGAAAGAGATTCTATATAAAGAAATGAATAACAAGGAGATGAATTAAGATGAACAAAGGAAATGAATTATTATTGGATTTTATAAGAAAGAATGCAGATGACATATATGGGTATGGTAAAATTACATGCGATGCTGAAAGGAATGCACCGTATGTAATGATTCCTACTGATATTATTGAGGAAATATATGGCTTAACTTTTAGCCAGATTAGACGGGGGGAAAATTAAGATGAACAAACAAAATTGGAAAGAACTAGAAAGAGATATGTTAGAGGAATTACACAGTTTGATTGAAGTAGATGAAACGGACATAGATGAAGTGGTGCGAACAAGTTTAAGGAATTACAACATACTGTTTGGAGAAGTAAAAAGTATGAGAAAACAGTACAACATACTATGGAAAAGTTATGCAGAACTAAGGTACAGGAGATGAATTAAGATGACAGATAAATTAACAGAAATAAAAAACATAGAAGCATGGCATGATGAAGAGCATGAAACTATTAGAGTGGTAATAAACATGGAGGATGGTTCTTATTACTATGCCGACATGCTTGCATATGCTAGTTACTTACTGATGGACCATGGTTTTGATTTTGTACCGGAGGGATGTTAAATGAATGAACAAATAAATAGTGATAAAAATATAGCAATGGGATGCCTTGGATGTTATGCGGAAGGTCGTTTAGTATTCAAGTGGATTTCATATGAACAACTAGTAGATGAAGATGGTGTCATACACACAGGTCGTGGACTTTGTAAACTTGCAGGTTGCACCCACGAACACCATGATGAATGTCATATTCAAGACTACGATGGTATTAACTTAGGAGAGAACCCAGACATACAACACTTGTATTCTCTCTTTGAATACTTAGATGGTGATGATGACAGAGATGCTATACTAATAGCCTGTAAAAATAACTACAGCACTACTCAAGAAATGTCAGACAATGTTGAACACGTCAAAGAAAACTTATTCTATGCATGTGAGTATGAGTTTGAACTCAAAGATTACTTTATGAACGAAGCACATGATATTGGTATTGCTACTGATGATAACCCACTTGTTGGTTACGTTAATTGGGAACATTATGCTCGCGACCAAATGTATAACTATACCAAGATAGAGACTAAGAAGGGAATATACTTGTGGGGGTCGTGGTGCTAAATGGAGCGCGACGATGGGATGTTGAACAGAGGAATGACTGAACCTAGATAGCGAATGCTACACATGATAACTACCGCTTTGGTATGAGTGGTAGAAAGATGATAGTGAAAGATTATGGTGGTAATACATGATATTTGATTGCTTTATTTATATACTGTCGAGTACATTATATAAATGAATTAATACCAACGGGGTCTTAAGAACTAAGATTCTATATAAAGAAATGAAGAATAAGGAGATGAATTAAGATGAATGAAAGAAAAATGATTGAAAGAAAAGGAAATTACATAGATGGAAACAGAATGCAAATGGATTATGATGAATTATTATTAATGGCTCAAATAGCACATATGGATAAGAAAAATGAGTTAATTGAATTACTCAGCGCTACTTGGAATACTGATACATACCAAAATAGTAGTTACCACCAACACACAAGAGGTATGAGGATTGCGTGTCTTGCTAAAGAGTTTGAAAGAATTGCTTCGGTTTTACACCACTTACAGGCATTAGGTAAGAGTAAAAAAAGACAAACCAACTTTAGTTGGTACTTTAACGAAGGAGATGAAGAAGAATGAGAGATGCAGAAATGATGACTAATGATGAAATGGACACAATAATACGGGCGTATTTTACAGCGAGATATACTGATGGTGAAGAATATAATTCCAACCACGATACTGTTGTTGAGATACTGAGAGAGTACCCAGAGTATGCTATGTATTATTTAGATGAAGAAGAGAGAGGTGAAGGCTATGCCGAATAAAAGACAAAATGCAGCAAGAAAAGCGAGATATAATATGAAATATAAAGCACGAAGAATGAATGAAAACAAAACAAACAGAACACAGGAGGAAGAAGAATGAAAGAAAAAACATATGAGGTAAGAGTAACATACGAAGGAACGATAACGTGTTTGGCAGAAGACGCTGAAGAACTTGAAGAACAACTATGGGTAACACATGAATTGTTTGGGAAGCCATACAACGACGCTTTATTCAATGCTGAACACGTAGAAATTGAAGAGGTGGAAGAGGAATGATTGACACAGACAGCCACGATAAGTTTCTCAATTGGCATGTAGTAGGGGAAGTAGTAGCGTTCTTAGAAAATAATGAGCAATACGGCGATGATTGGAGCGAACAGAAAAAGGGATTGAATGACCTGCTCGCAGAAGTCAAGCGGTTGCGGAAACTTGAGGCGGCATGGATGAAAGAAAATTATGGAGATGAAGAAGAATGAGTTTGAATATAACAGTAAAAAATAAAGATGAATGGACAGAAGATGAATGGCAACAGATACACAGTTGGAATGTAGCAGTGGTTTCAATGGCTAGTGGTGTAGGCAGAATAGCAAATAAAAACTACTCCCGTTTTATTTCAGTAAAGGAAGCAACCCTGCGTTTCAACGAAGTTGGTTGGAAGATTTCTGAAGAGTTTGTGCAGAAAATGGCCGATACTGGATGGAGTAGCAATGTTGCTAACGAAACAACAAGAGAGTTTATTGCAAGACAGGCAGCGTTGAAAACTAGAGATTTAGTTGGGCGACTACAAGATATAGATGATAAGATTGAATACGATGTAGTGAAGAATGCTTTCTTTGCTGAAGATAAGTTTGTACAAATGATTGAACAACACCATGGTAATGATTACTTGAGCCGTGCTCAAGGTGCTAGACTACCGTACTCTTGGGTTTTCAATTACATACCAGACCATTTCTATGGTGAAGGTTACATTATAGCAGACAAATATTTAGACATTAAAGAAACAGATAAAACAGTTCAACTTGTTTTCAAAACCGAAGAGGAGATGGAAGAATGAGTTATGCATATGAACCCGGCCCTAAACCTACATGGTGGAAGGAACTAACAGAGAAAGAACAGATAGAGTGGTATAATGGTTACATTAAAGCACTAAAGAATGTGATTATTTACGGTAGTGACAGCGTAAATATTGACCTCGAACAAGCGAGAAGAGAACTATTCCTTTTGTCGGGTAATTATGAAAGAGGTAGCGACAAAAAAATCTCATTGTTAGATGTGGTTATAGACATGAATAGTAAGATTGTGGGATATGAAAAGGAGGAAGAAGAATGATTGACTCAAGAATGATTGACTCAATTATACAAAGTAGAAAGGACATCATTCAAGCATTCAAACGCGGTGTAGAGGATGGTCTTATAGAACAAGGAATGGTTCATGCTGATGAATATTTACAGTCTGCTATTATAGCAGATGAATTAGGTGATGGAAGTGAGTATCTTTGGAAATACTACCAAGATGGCTATGAGTATGGTGTGTATCTCCTTCTCCTTCTATCCGTTGATGGAGAACCAAGAATGAAGATTCTATATAAAGAAATGAAGAATAAGGAGATGAGCCAAAATGAGATATGAAAAAGTAAATACAAAAACAGGAATAACAACGATGGATTTGGATGCTATTGTGGCGTTTACATATAACTATGATAACGAAACAATGGACATTCACATGATGAACGGTACAATTTTTACCACAACAATTGGTAAACTGTACTTAGATGAAATAACAGGAAAAATAAAAACAACAGGAGATGAATAAATATGGCACACGAAATAGCACAAACGACGACAGGAAATTATATGACAGCATGGAGTGGTGATACTCCTTGGCATGGGTTGGGACAACAGGCTTCTGGTCTGATGACTTCAGTCGAAGCCTTGGAAATGGCACACCTAGATTGGACAGTACGAAAAGAACCATTGTATGCAATGGATGAAGAAGGTAACCCAGTTAGAGTACCTGATACATTTGGTGTATTCAGAGATGACTTGGAAGGTAACATGATTCCATTAACTCGCAAAGGTAAAGCAGTTGGTAGAGTATGGACAGCGCTTCAAAATGTAGACGCTTTTGCTCTTATGGATGAGATATTCCAAAACCAAGAAGCGAAGATAGAAGTGTGTGGGGCACTAGGTAATGGGGAACGTGTATGGATTCTAGCAAAGATGCCGAATAGTATTATTCTTGACGGTGTTGATGAAGTTCAGCAGTTCATTCTAATTAGTAATACACATGACGGAACTGGAGCAGTTAAGATTTTACAAACTCCAGTTCGTGTGGTTTGTAACAACACTTTGACTTGGGCTTTGAACAGAGGTGGGGTTGGACACAACATTAGACACACAGGAAAAATGTTTGACCATGTAGATGAAGTTCGTGAGACACTTGGTATGATTAACCAAGAGTTCTTTGAGTGGGGCGAGATGGCTGATGACATGCTAAATACCCCAATGGAAATAGAGGACATGAGGCTTTACTGGGCTGACACTCTCAAACTAAAGAGAGATGAAGATGGTAAATTACATACACGTGGTGAAAACAAACTGAAAGAAGTTGAAGAGTTACTTTACGAGGCTTCCAACAATGTTGGTAGAATGTCCGGTACTCTTTGGCAAGCATACAATATTATTACAGAAGCAATTGACCACCGATTTACTACACTCAAAGATGGTAAGAAGTCTCTCAAGAGACAAGAGTCAGTTCTGTTTGGTGAATTAGCAAGGCGTAAGAAAGATGCTTGGAGACTTGCAGAGCAATTCATGGAAATGAAAGACGAAGAAGATAGTGAAGTGTTTGAAGAATATTTAGTACCAGCGAGTGATTTTGAATGATTGACACAGACAAATACGAAGGACACTATACTTACCATGAGTCGTCAGTTGAATTGTGGAATACTGATGATGCAGTTCCTAGTGACTATGATATGTTTTGGGTAACTGATTCCAATCAACTGAATGCAGACACAGAGCGAGCAAATGCTACCACGAATCTGATTCAAGACGCACCACTTCTCCTTGAAGCATACAAGGAGTTGCAGGACTACCACACTGCTCTATTGCACTGGGTGATGTATCACTTGGACAAGGATGAGGATGAAGTCAAGGAGATGATTTACGAATGATTGACTTAAGTGAAACAAAAACTGTGTATGAATTACACATTTGGTATGAAAAAACAGAACCACCATTGGGTGTCTTTGATGACTTTGAAAAGTTTGACGATAAAGACAAGGCGTTAGAAGCGTATCACAAATTAAATTGTTCATACAAAATACTCATGGAGTATGCTGGTGATGACGGTGATGCACTATTGGAATACAGTAGAGGTGATGAGTGAATGGGTAGTTTTGCATGGATGTGTAATTGTGGTTGTGGCTTAGAAGTAAGCCCTCAATATAACACTTATGAAGGTGAATGTCATTCTTGTAACAAGAGATTACAAGATGGTGGAGAGGCAATAGCCTACATGCCTGACGGTAACCACATCATAGATACTTACGATGACTATGGTGAGATAGGTGGAGTAGACTTGTATGCGTGGCAAGCAAGGGCTAACTTTCCTGAGAAGTGTGAGAGTATGGAAGGACAAGACTTGGAAAAAGACCCTTCTAGTTTTTGGGAAGCAACTAGAAATACAGATAGCGAGTTTAGTGAAGAGAGAATGTTTGCGATTGAGGCTTTTCTGACTGATAAATACCGTAACAAATTAACTGGAGAAGTATATCAGAACCGTAACAGATTACCAGAAGAACACAGACAAAATATTTCTAGGGAAGATTTCTATAAGATATATACCGTTTTTTATGAAGTTCCTGAGTGGGAAATTAAGATAGCATTTACCAATTGTGGTGGGACTGAAGGTGATTACAAAATGGAGGCAGCATCAGATGACGCACCAAATCAAGGTTTTGGAAATGCCGAAGAAGCAGACTGTTGTGGGAATATGGTCTGTCTTGATTGTCGTAACTCATGTTGTGATGATGGGTGGTAAAGATGATGCGAGGAATACTACAAACCACTATCATGACTGAGTATTGGTACAAGAAAGATGACCCAAATAGAAAATACCCAATACCGAGTAAACGTATACAGTTAGATATGCCTTACCTACCTAACGTTCAAGCGGAACTAAAGAGTGAGATGAGACTACTTGATGGGTATTATAATCTAAAATACACCGATGGTAAATGGTCTATCAGATATGACAAAAACGTTGTACTGAAAGCCATTGAAGTTCTTGCGCCACACTTTGATGTGAGTCAATTATCAGCAATGATTTCTTCAATACCAGTTAAAAACTACAACAGTAATAAAACTGTATCAGCAGAAGTTGTCAAAGGTGAAATTGAATTGAATTGGCCTTGGCTTTCTGATGTTGAACTTCGTGATACTGTTAGAAATACAGTCAAGAATATACCTAATAGGGCTTGGGATGCAAAGAAGAAAGTTTGGAGGATTCCTATTGCTGAAGCAGGTTTACTTGTTGCCCAACTAGAAGGTGTCTATGACCCATTGAAAGAAGCAATTGAAACACTTCCTGAAGTTAGTGAGTGGATGGAAGGTCTAGCGAAGAGAATTGCTATTTCCGATGCACCAGAACTTGATGACAAAGAAGTTGTAAAAGAAATGAAAGAAAGACTCGATGGTATGTTTGCTGACGGTTTAGAGTTGTTTCCCTTTCAATATGTTGGTGTAAGATTTGCTGAATTGGCGGGAGGAAGATGTTTGATTGGTGATGATATGGGCCTTGGGAAAACAGTTCAAGCAATTGGTTATGCTGCCCTTCATCAAGAGCAATGGCCTGTCCTAGTTGTATGTCCTGCTGGAGTGAAATACAATTGGTACAATGAGATTAGAAGATGGCTTCCAAATTGTAAAACCACTGTGGTAAATGGTTGGAAAGGAGATATTGAAGAAGCAGACTTCGTTGTTATTAATTATGATTTGATGTATAAGAGGAAGGAACAATTACAAAAGATTGGTTTTAATCTTTCAATCATTGATGAATCACATTACCTTAAGAATGTAAGGACCAAGAGAACTAAAGCCACATTGGAAATAGCAAAAGAAACCGAAGGGGTAATATGTTTGAGTGGTACAGCGATTACAAATAGACCAGAGGAGTATTTTACTACACTAAATCTAATCAGAAGCGCACAGTTCTCTAGTTGGATGAAGTTTGTAAAGAGATATGCTGATGCTTACCACGATGGTTTTGGTTGGAATACAGGAGGGTCTTCTAATGAAAAAGAACTTCACAACATAACTAGAGACTTTACAATCCGTAGGTTGAAGAAAGAAGTTATGGATGAATTACCTAACAAGATAAGACAACCGTTGTTTGTGAAACCAACTGATAAGGAATACAACCACTACAAGAATAATCAAAGAAGGTGGGTTGATGAATACCAATCTATCAAGAGTAGAGGAGGCTCACTACCTGCGGGATTCATGTTGAACATGCTTACAGATTTGAGACACGAATGTGGTCTTATGAAAGTAAAACCTACTGTTGATTGGGTATTGAATTATAAATCACAAAATGAAAAACCAATTCTGATTTTCGCACACCACAAGGATGTCATTGCTAATTTAGAAGACGGTTTTAATTCATTAAGAGTAGCCACAATAAAGGGAGACACACCAACTAAAAAGAGGCAACTGATAGCCGATGGATTCCAAGACAATCAGTATGATATTTTGATTTGTAGTATGGCTGCGAAAGAAGGTCTGACATTGACTGCTGCTGACACAGTTGTGTTTGTAGAACGGCAATGGGTGAGTGCTTGGGAAGAACAAGCAGAAGATAGAATCAATAGAATTGGACAGGATGCACAAACAGTTCATGCAGTATATCTGTCAGTGAAAGGAACAATTGATGAGCGCTTCCACAGATTGATAGAAGAGAAAAGAGAAGTTACCAAGAGCGTATTAGATGGTGGGGACATAGAAGCCCGTAAGGGTATTGCATCATCTATACTAAATGAGATGATTGATGCGGGAGAGATACCTGCTCAAATGTTAGAATTATTAGGGAAAAACTAAGATTCTATATAAAGAAATGAAGAATAAGGAGATGAACCAAAATGAATGAAGAAAAATTAACAGTAAGAGAAATGGCATTTAGATATGAAAGATACAAGAAAATTATAGGTGAGTTTGATGAGTTTATGTGCAACAATTGGACACCTGATAACGTACACAGTTTATGGAATGAACTGTTTAGTAAATATCCGGCAACAATGGAGGAAGAGTGAATGAAAGAAGGAACAAATGAAGATACAATAACAATGCTTGAAAGACTACAAGAAGAGAATGAAGAATTAAGAGAAAGAATTACCACTTTAGAAGTTACTAATATGAACTTTTATGAAGAGTTGAAGTTGTTACATAAACAAAGAAAACAACTATTCCATGCTATACATTGGGATGATGCGCCTTTTGAAAGGGGTGATGAGACATTCGAGATAGATATTAAAGCGCCTTTGATGATATGGAAAGGTTGGACAGAGGAAGATTTCGAAGGTAAATGGTGGGAGGAATTATGAATGACAATAAGAGAATGGAATAATATAAGAAAAAGTAGTATCAGAAGTCAAAAGGCTATTGGTATTTTGGATTTACAGACAGCAGGTAGAAAAACACCAACATCAATGGTTAGTACTATCGAGGAATTACCACATGCTCTATCAACATGGAGAAAGAAAAGTGGATATAATGACAGAGAGGTTTTTGTGAGGACTTGTCCAGTTACACCTAGACACGGTGTGATAGATTCTACAAAAATTGACATGCACAACTTTCTCAATGAGGCTTGGAAAATGCAGAGAATCATGCGTGAACATGAACCTGATGGTTGTTTTGTTATACAACAATTATTAGATGCTCATGCTAGTGCGGTTCTTTCCCCCAGCCAAAGGTACATTATTATTGGAAGAGGGACAGATGGTATCACAGCAGGGCATGGTGAAACTATTACTTTAGATTTACACAGCACATTTGTGAAAGATTTAATGTACAGACTTGGTAACACCAATGCTGTTTATGACAATGATAATTATGAGATTGAATTAGTTTCAACACGATTTACTAAAGATGTACCTGTCATTGATGTGCCTATTTTACATCACACAAATGATTTCGATGGTGTTAGTAAAACATTTTTTACTCAGGTTAGAAAAGCGGGTGAACATATTCAGATAGAACCACCACCAAAGGGTGTAGACATAAACGGTTTTATTACTGATGGGGTAGTTGTTGTAAACAATTTATACACAGCAAACGGTTTAGAAAATATGCAGTGGTTAGAAGAGAACATAACTCCTGAAAAATGTCCTGAAGGTTTCGTTGTAGCAGAACCAAATGGCTCATTGTTATCTCACATAGCAGCACATTGTAGAGGTGCTAAAGTACCTTACATTGTGGGTAATGTAGAAGTTGGTGAGCGTTGGGTAGAACCCGCTAATGGTTGGGTTGTAAAAGACCAAGATGGTAATTTCAAACCCAATCCATACAATCCAGCAGATTATTTTACTGAGTTTATGGAAGGTGTAGATTTTGGTAACAAGTTCTACTGTAAACAATTCAGTTGGTTGGCTACATACTTTCATCAGTTTCAGGCAAGACCTTTACAGAATCCAAAAGAAGTTGCATTCTTTGCTGGTATATTTGCTGCTTGGATTGTCAAGGCTACGTTTTCAATATCTGTTGGAGAGATGAGACATGCAAATCGTAGGAAAAATAATGCAACAATTACCCATTCTGTTTTTCTCCATCATGTAATTGGAAAAGATAACTTGTTTGTGATGGATTCATCAGATAACGGGGTGACAGAAACTAGGAAGCATTACTATCTTCCAGCAGAGATAGGTACTTTTGATTGGAGTCAAGTTGCTGATATTTTAGATTTTTGTAGAATTAGTTTTAGAGTAGGATGGGAATCATCATATGGTGGTACGAAATATGCAGAAACTTGTGACCTTGGTAAAGAGTGTGCTGTTTGGTTAAACATCTTAGAGAAAGTTCTGATTGATAATGATGACCAACAATATCACAAGTTATCACCATTACTAGTGGCTATTAACAAATTAGAGAATGCACAACACAACACTGGTCATTTCTTCAACAAGTTCACAAACAAAAGGTCTTTTGATATGGGGACTACGGGTGTTGCAAATATAGATGACGCTTTTATGTTGTATGAAATAGTCAGATACATCAGACACAAAAAGAAAATAGAGCACAATACAAAAGTAGAACATCATGATTTAACTAACGCTGTAAGAATAATTGAAGCAAAACCAACTTGGTTGAGAAACAACCTATACAAAAATAAAACTGAAGAGCCTGAAACTGATTCACTCAGAGATTTGTTTTACGGTCTAAATATTGTAGACCATAGGAGACACCCAAAAGGGAAATACGGAAGTATTTACAGTAGTGATTTTATTCAATGTGGAGAATCTGATTGCCACACTTGTAAAGAACATGAAATGTACTGGTCTGAAGAAAACTGGGCTAAAGACATACCTTCCCCTCAACCTGAAAAGAAAGAGGATTATGATGTATATCTTGTTGAGAAGGAGGAAAAGTGAATGTACAATATGAGTAAAAATAATTGCCACACTGGTAATATACTGGTGTTTGAAACAGAAGATGGAATAAAAGTCTACGGTGGGGGTTCATCGAGGAATGGTTGTTGGTACAGAATGACACCCGAACCTGACCTTGCTATTGGGCCTAGTGATGTGGTGTTGAGATATGCACCTCATAACATACCTGATGGTTGGGTTACATCAGACAGATACGAAAAAACAGAGACGGTAATAATTCCTATCAATTGGCCTGACTATAACATACCAACAAGTTTTGATAAAACAGACTGGTATAATTTAATACAGGATATCTATGATAATGATGTAAAAACTATTTCTTGTCAATGTGTTGGTGGACATGGAAGAACGGGGGTACAGTTAGCAATCCTTGCTCATCTATTGATTCCTGATGATAAAAAGAAATGGAAGGATTCAGCCGAACTCATCATGTGGGTAAGAGAGAGAATGTGTGTACACGAAGTAGAGACAGAAAAACAACAACAGTATGTTGCTGACATGTGTGATTTACCGTTGGGTGAATCATTATTCCCGTCAGTATCAGCATCGAAATACAATGCTGGTTTTTGGATTGATGATTTCAAGGAAACAAAATGGGATAAAGAAGAAAAAAGTAAGGGTTACTTTACTTGCTTAGGTTGCAATGATTATGTGTCAATAAGTGACAAGGGAGAATACCTTTGCTTCTTGTGTGAAGAAGAAGAAGGATTCTATATAAAGAAATGAAAAAGAAGGAGATGAATAAAAATGAATGAAGGAAGAATACAAGTAAGAACGAAAAGTGAAACGAACAGAATACATATTCAGGGTATAGGTGATGTTGGTATAAATCGAGATTATGGTTTTGCCATTAAACTTAGAGCGCCCGATAGTGTTGTAGAATGGTTAGCAAAGCAAGAGCCTATATTGAAGAGCGCTTCTACTAATGGAATATACTACATCAAAGCAGAGCCAGTATATACTGATGATAGTTGGAAGATATTGATACACGGTGTACCATCATTGAATACACCTTATGGTGCGTTGATTGGATTGACAGAAAATACTAATGCTAAGATGGTAATAGATTTTGTAACACAAAATAATATGACTGGTATAATGATGGAGGAAGAATAAATGCCTAGTATTATACAACAGGCTAGACAGACGCTTGAATGGATTCAGCAACAACATGACGAAGACCATACTTACATTGATTGGTTAGAAGAGACACATCGACATCTATATCCTGACAACGACATCTATACTGCTTATGAGAAAGCAACAGGCATTTTTGCGGAGGAAGAAGAATGAGTAGTTACAGATGCCCTTATTGCCAATTAATCAGATATGATAGAGGGCAAAGATATGTTCAAGCGTTTTGTACGGGAATAAAAGAATGTAGGAAAAATCACGAAGCAGGTATGGTATATTCTCTTAGTACAGGATGGGTAATCAAGGAGGAAGAAGAATGAGCGAAGATGGAAGAGGCCAAGAATATTTAGACGAACATATATGTTTACATGATTATGTGTATGTAGGTAATTTTGAGGTAATTAATAGTGGTGAAGATGTGCTTGTAACTATACAATGTGGAAAATGTAGTGAATCGCAACAACATACTTTGTGTCTTGAATCAATACTAGAAGACTTAAAATTAGGGTGGGTTGAATGAAGATGGCCTTAAGAGAGGAGTGGGAAAAAACTTTCACTTACACAATTACAAGTAAAAGTGTAAGAGTACAGCAATGGGAAGTACAGTCATGCGGCAAACAATTAACTGAAAGTGAAGTAAAACGTATTGCTGAGAAAGAAGGTAACAGACTATGGAATATGGGAGAAAACCGTTATGGTCATGTTGGAAGTAGTGTAATACCACGTGATGATACCGTAGAAATAACCTTTCGGAGAACGGAAAACTATGTTGATTACTTTGACGATGAAGAAGATGATGAAGAAGAAATAAAAGTGGATGGTTGGTTCAGGGAGGAAGAAGAATGAATATATTTGTATTAGATAATGACCCAATAAAAGCAGCAGCAGCAATGGACTGTGTTAGAGTGCCTAAGATGGTCACTGAGTCAGCGCAAATGATGGCATCAGCCTTGCGTAGACATGGAGCACCAAAGGAACGAATGCCGTTGACGAAGGCGGGGCGGCCATACAAGGGCGGGTACAAAAATCACCCATGCACAATTTTTGCGGGAGATACACGTGCTAACTTCTCATGGCTTGCGACACACGCTTTGGCTTTGTGCAGGGAGTATGAACAACGTTTCCTCAAAGAACATGCATGTAAGCAGCCAATAATACACATGATAGAATGGATAGAATACATCCCTGAAGGTGACCTTACACCATTTGCTCAGGCCATGCCTGATGAATACAAAGATGATGATGCAGTCAAAGCGTACAGAGCCTACTACCACAGCAAAGCAGACAGTAAAGGCGGTGTGCATTACAGACACACAAGCCCGCCTGACTGGTGGATGGGGGTGACGGCATGACATACAAGTTTGAATGTACACACTGCGGCTCTACTGATTTGGAGTTTAAGATGTGGGTGAATCAGGAAATGAAGATTACAGATGATTGTGAAGAACATCCCTACTGTAATGTATGTGAAGAAGAAACGAGGGTGAAAGCATGAGGGGTAAAATACGGTATGAAGTGGATAACATGTCATCCAACTCAAAACATAGCCTTGCATACTATCTCCAAGAGATGTGGATTAAGTATGAGTTAGATGAGATAGACCAAGATGAGTTGATTGAGAAATTAGAGTGGCTTGTGTATTGGACAGGGGTGATGCAAGAATGAGTGATGATAAACCGAGTAATGGTTTAGATATACATCTCACTCAATGTTGTGGCGCAACAGTATGGATTTACACCGATTATAGTCAAGGTGGAGAGTTGATGATACCTATTTGTTTTTCTTGTAAACAGAAAGTAACCTTAGAAGGAGAGATAGTAGAATGAGTTGGAAAAGTATATTAAAGGAAGATAACGAACTAGATGAAAGAGTTAAAGTGATTTTAGAAGATGTGGAAGATTTCAAAGTGTCTTCATATCACAAGAATAGAGAACAGTTTATTGAATGGGCTTATAATTATTACAAAGAACAAAGTAGGAACGGAGATTCCAAGAGAGGTTTGAATATTTTAATTGGAGAGTTAGAGTTTAGACAAAACAAGCAAAATGACGATTTCCATACTTATGAACATTTAGATGTCCTTAACATGAGAGACACAATTGATGATTTGAAGAAGAAACGAGGGTGAAAGCATGAGATTCAAGAGTGTAAAACACGCTGAGTATGAAATACTAAAGGCGTTATTAGTTACAAAAGTAGAGCAAACTTTCCATGAGTCTGTTAATGAAATAAAGATGATTGGAATACCAAATGGAGATAAAGTGGCTGAACAAAGGTTCAATAAAGCAGCCAGTAATATTACCAAAGTGATTTTTAATATGTTAGAGAAAAGGAGTAAGTATATCCCAGAAGAACATATTGAATACGGATTAGACATAAAAGAAATAAAGAAGATAGTAAAGGAAGAAGCATGAATAAAAAAAGCAAGTGCAAAACATCGCACCCAAGAGTAAAAGGAGAAACTAAGTGTAGGATTTGTGGTTATGAATACAACAGTTAGATTCTATATAAAGAAATGAAAAAGAAGGAGATGAATAAAAATGAATGAAATAAAAGATGGAAAAATGTATGATAAAATATTGGAAGCGAAAGAAAAAATAGATGGGGTTTTAATTCCTGACAGGACTTGGAATAGAATATCTGAACGACAAAAGACTATTGCTAATGTAATGAATCTAGTAGATGATACATCTACTCAACACAGCGCTTGGGCTTTTGTAAGAAGAGATATACTAAAAACTGATTTGGTTGACTATTTCATATGGCAAATGTTACTGGAGGATTTATCTGAAGAATACCAAGTTGGTATTCCTCTACTAAAGAATTTAGTTATAACACTAGATGTAGACCCTATGAATAGAAACATCACGGTTGATGCAATTAGACCAGTATTCCATGAAGATACCGATTTAGTAACATCTGAGTATGTGATGGCGGCTTTTCATGGTGTAGACATGGGGTGGTGGACTGAAGAGGAAGCAAGATTAGTAACAAAGTCTAGTGTGATACCTATTCTAGATAAAGATAGCAAAAAAAATGCAATGGCTAAATATCTTGGAGTAGACCCCGATGAATTAGAAGATTTGACGACTCAAGGAAATGATGTATATTTGATAGGAGAGGAGTGAAATGATAGAAAGAATTACTAACCTAGTTCTTTTCTTGAGTTCATCTCTCGACTGGCGACAGGGTTGGGAGAACAACTGCTTCATAGGCATGGCTGCAAGTTTCTCTACTGTCGCACCTAAAGGGAGAGTGGTTCAATGAGTGATACTAAATTAACTAAAAGACACTTAATTCATTTTATTGAAAGTATTGAAAGAGAAGATAATTATACCTTACGGAAATTATTCCCCGAAAGGTTGGGTAAAGAGAAATGGGATAATATACATGGGTCTACACAATCTTTCAGAAAACCCGGAAAAAACCAACTTGATGGTGCTAAGAAGTCTTTTGAGTTTTTATTAAGAAAGTTTGAACAAATGGGGTTTGAATAAAATGAGTGATGAATTAAAATTGGTTCAATTTAAAACGGATAATAATAGTTATTATATTGAAGAGGGAAATAGAACTATTGGTTTTATTTTACATATTAATAGTGATTATCCTACTATTCATATTAAGAGTAAGGTGGTTGAATGATTAAATATGTTAGTAATAATATTGAATTAAATAACCATAAAAAAGGAAACAGGTATGTCTACTATCCTTTACGTGATGGAGATTCATATAGGATAGTTATGTGTATTGAAGACCAAAATGGTTTCAGACCAGTAAAATCAGACTTACTTGAGAACTTATCAAAAAGCGACGCGAAAACAGTTACCGAAACCATGAACTTCAACATCGGTATGGAAGATGAACATACAATTAGTTTGATTGTGTTGAGTACCATGAGAGGAAGAAGAAAGAGTTCTCAAGAAATAGGAGCGTAGGTGATTAAATGAAGTTTAATACAACAACAGCATGGGTTAAAACGAGTATAATTCAAGATGCAATTAAAAAAGTCGATGAAATGGATAGATTAGAACTAATAGAGTACGTTTCTTTGCTTCTAAATCACATTGAAGAATTAGAAGGGGTGGTTGAATGAATAAAACTTGGAATAGTGTATGGCGTGAAGTCCATCGTTCCCCAACGAGATTAGGTCATCGTATTTTTGAATGCAAACATTGTTATGCAACAAAGACAACAAAGCAAAACATTCCTAAGAGGTGTGAGTTCTGTGGAGAAAAGGTGATTGAATGAATGAAGATGAATACGAAAAAATAGAGTTTTCTGTTTCTAATTTTATAGAAGGTGGTAAGGTGAAATACCCCGATGGTATTACTGCACCAATTCATGATATAGATATTCACATAGAAGTAAATGGAGAACTCCAAAGACTACTTATGGTATGTACTTCGGCGGAGTGCATCGAGGCATGTACAATGTGTGGGGAAGAAGTAACAGGAAAAGAAACCGTCATGGTTTTTGATGGTTTCATCCTTTACCCTTGTCCAAAATGTAATTCATTCGACTTTGTAAAAGTTGATGAAAAATGGAAAGAGGAATTAATATGAGTTTTGAAATGAATGATGATATGAAAAAATGGGCTAAAGATTTGATGAGTGGATTAGGGATAGGTGCTATATGGGCGCCCGAAGGTTCTGGGTTAACATATAAGAAAATGTCAGATGATACTTTGTTGTTAACAAAGATGATGAATCATCCCGATGTGTTAGAAAACCACGCCCGTTTTACTACTATAATGATGGCTATTGGAATTAACATGGCTGAAAATGAAGAGGTTCTCTTCGATGCTCCCGCTAATCCTGAAGAGGCTTACATGTTAGAACAACAACACAAGATAGATATTGCACATGGATGGAAATGTGAGTGTGGTAGTAAATTAATAGAAATGCCACATGAAACTTTCACTCCTAGATTTTTATCTAGCGAAGAAGTATTATTGGAAAACGGAGATACAGATGTAGTAGAAATTTGGGGCTACTTGTATGAGTGTCCAAATTGCGATAAAGCATTCAATGTAGACCCTGATGATTATCATTTGATGGCGGGAGATAAATTGTTTATGAGGTATAAAATAGATGATAAAAGAGTTATGCAAGCAATGACAAGAAGAGAAATGATTCAAGCAGCAAAAGACCAGACTGGTGTTCTTGTCGGTGATGCTTGTCCAATTACTGGTGGGAAAGTACCAACTTGGTTATGGGGGACTTACTGCTTTGTTGTTAATTCAGACGAGGAGGAGTAAATGTCTAGACCTGTAAGTTCTTCACCACGCATTCTTTGTATCAAGTGTCATAAAATAAAAATTTCAGCATCTGCTAAATCAAAAGGGAAAACTATCTGTGCTGGTTGTTACAGAAGAAAAGGGGTAGGTAGAGCATTAGAAACATTACCTCTTCCCATAGGATTCAGGAGTTTGAAAAAATGAATTACGTTATTGATTTTTGTTACTCATGTAATACTAAGGGGAGAATATGGACAAACCAGTATGGTAATAAACCAATTTGTAAAGTTTGTTTTGATAAGAGAGGTGATTAAATGGGTGATTATTGTTACTGTGGTAAATGTGGTTCTGAAATGAAGGCTAAAGGATTAGCAAGAATAGAAGGTTTATGTCAATATTGTTGGGATAAATGGTACAGACAAGAAATTGCGTGGTTAAGTAGAGTATATAGAGAGGTGATTGAATGAGTAATGAGACATTATGGAGAACTTCTAGTTTAGAAGGAAAATGGATGAATGGGAAAGGTGATGTAGTCGCCAGAAGAATAGAATACTATCAAAAGACTTGGTTAGACTTGAGAATAAATAATATCCAAGATGGTAAGAATCAACCTACTAGACACGGAGTTAGACTTACAGTAGAACAACTGAAAGAATTAATTCCTAGACTGGTAGATTTTGTAAACGATGTAGAAGATGAGAGAGAAGCAGCGAAAAGAGCAGGATGGGAAGAAGAAGAGACTTATTCAGAAGGGCATAACAGCCACCAAGAATAAAACTATCTTCGTATTTAGGTGATACCATGAGATTTACTCATGCTGCTAGATTACATGAGAATATTATCTTAGGTGTAAATAAAAACCAAGTGTTCTCTGATGTGGATTCTTTCAAAGACGCTACGGAATTGTATCAACTATTCATACCAAGCAAACCCCTTTTAAATAAAACCACACTGGTAAATAGATTTGCAGAAGAAGTTGGTACTTACATTGATGTGGTAATGGATGTTCTTGGTGAAAGAAAAGTGTGGAAAGCATTAGCAGGAGAGAGCAACGAAGGCTCTCCTAGAAATCGCTCAGTAAATGAAATGATAATGTATGCTGAAAGTGTAGCAGAGGGTGCTATTTCAATTCTAGAAGCGGCTCATACTATGGATGAAGTAGAAGCAAAATTATTCTGGCGATTCATTATGGGTGAGAAAGTAATGACTGAAACTGCATTTTTATTATCAGTAAGTGGGAATAAGATATCACCACAGGTATTGAATAGACACATTAAAAGAAAACCGACCTACGAATTACTAGAGGTGTTATTTACTGACCCTCTAAGTTTAGATGCTGGGGAATTGTGGTATCAGGACATAGATTTAGCATTAACACCAAGACGGTTTTACCCTCATATATCTACTGAAGGACAGAACAAAATTATTAATTACAACAGTGGTTTTTATCAGAGAGTTTTAGATAAAGGAAGCACCAAGATGCTCCACATAATCAACGAACCTACTGGTTCTAGATTTGTATGGAGAGATAGGAGTGGTAGATTGATTCCAAGAGGTATAGCCCCAAAACTATCGTGGTCTATTAATGGTCCTGTGATATTAGAAACCGTACCAGTAAATGATACTCTTCATGTGTATGATGCTATCTATCCAAGATACGCACACCTCAAATTAGATGAAAGATTAAAACGATTTCAAGAGTCTCTTTCAGATGAACCAATAATAGTCCACCATCCTGTGTTAATAGACCACTGGGGTAGTTTAACCCACGATGATGATATGATTAGATTCCCTAATAATAACCCATATAACCCGACAGAAGAAGGTGGTTATACATTGATGAAATCATTAGCGAGAAAACCGTTTAGAATTCATTCCGTAAAGAAAAACGAAGATAGTATTTCTATCAAAGTTTGTGCTTTAGATGGTATAGATGATTTTGTTGTAGTGGGCGAAATGGAAACTTTTGGGGATTTAACAGGACAATTGTTATTCACAATCAATAGAAGAACAGGAATGGTTTTACAAAATCAATGGCAAGAAGTATCTAGTGAATATTGCATAGTGGTTGAAGTAGTAACTCCCACTATCATAAAGAGCCCACTTACAATCGTAGACCCCCTGCTTGTGGAAGTCAGAGATGACTTAGGGATGAATGATGTATTACAAGTTGTAGATGTTATGTTTGGTGAAGATGATGGATGATTGGAGTTTTACTTTAGGTTTCATTTGTGCTGATTTAGATATATACACAGGAGTATCAAGAGATGATAGATACGATGGTGGTTTTAAGTTAAGAAAATGGGTTTCTTGGAAAACCTTGTTTGTATATCCTAGAAATGAATTACTTGAAAAAGTAGAAGAGGAATTAGAAAATATAGGAATAGAACTAAAGCAGTTTTATTACAGCGAGTCTGATATTAAAAAATGGTTTCATTTCCTTAAACAAGCGAAACTAATTCCCTATTTCTCACAAGCACCTAAGATAGAATTGATGGAGTGGGTTTTTGAAAACCCTTTACCTACAAGGACAAACAGAAGAATGGGTATGCATGTACCAGTAGATTTTGAAGAAACTGTAAAATGGATGTCAGATTTTGATGGTCTTAAAGAGCAAGAATATAAGATTCTATATAAAGAAATGAATAAGGGGTAATTGTATGAGAAGGAGTAAAAAAATAAATTTTCGTTCATTGTGTGTAAATCCTTTATCTTGTAACCTTGCTGGGCTACAAGTTACTTCACTACTCCTTCTCATACATCGAGGTGATTAAATGAGATATACACAAAGTAACTGGAATGAAATTGCTAGACCTATGACTCTTGAGAAAATAGTAGGACAGAAGGATTTCATAGACGATGCAAAAGAATGGAGAAAAAATGAATCATGGCCCGCCGCTATTTTACTACATGGTAGACCGGGAGTTGGAAAAACTACTGCTGCAAGAATAATCTCTAGGAATGTGTTAGGAGATTATTACGACCCTGTTAATTATGTGGAGTCGAATGCTTCCGATGACCGAGGTATTGATTTTATCAGAAGTGAATTAAAAATATTAGCAAGCACAAAACCAATAGGCGCAGAAAGAAGAGTAGTACTTTTGGATGAAGCAGATGGGTTGACTAAGGCTGCTCAAGATGCTGCTAGACAAATTATAGAAAACTACGCTAGTAATTGTTTGATTATTATGACAGCAAACAATCTAGATAAAATTACAACTGCAATAAGAAGTAGATGTAGTGTATATCAATTCAAACCACTAACAGCAGAAGAAGGTGCAATCCATTTAACTAATGTTTGTGAAACATTAGGAATGAGTAACGTAAACGGGTTTGATTTACTTTCAGACTGGAAAGAGCATTTCCCACGTTTAGTGACCACAATGGGTGGAGATTTGAGAAGTTGTGTGAATGTGTTAGAAAGCACAAACAAAACACCAAAGGCGTTAGTTGAAAAAATTAGAGATATAGATGTTATATCAGATTCAGCAGTTGCTGGTCTAGATAATGAATGGATGGAAATGCGTGTTGCATTCCACAAAGCGATTAACCAAGGTAGAGATAGGATATTTATCATGCGCTCTTTCTACCAGAACATATCAAGTTTCTTTGATGTGACAGACAGTAACCCCAAACTATGGGATATAATAGCCGTATACGGTGATATGATGAATTCAATTTATGAGTGGCCGGACAGTGATGCCGCATTCATGGATTGTTTTATTGCAAAATTAAGAAAGGAGTTGAAGAACTAATGGACAATGAATATGAATATGATGACGTAGAGCAAAAGAATGTGGCCGGATTTAACAGGGCCAATGGTAATTTACCTGAATCTGTAATGACAAGAGTGGAAAAACACGCGGAAAGAACTAATGAAAAAGTTGATGTAGTTTTAGATTTCTTTTTGGAGTCTATAAAGAAAGACTACGGCTGTGACAATCCTCAAGAAGAAGATGAAGACCTTTTGATTGATTGGTTTGAACAGTGTTATGTTCAACTTAGAAGAGCGACAGTTAGTGGTGGTTCTAATAGCACTACTTTCGTTGGTTGTTTCATAGGAGTAGATGGAAACAAAAGAGACCGTAGGGCTAACATGGTAAGAAGGGCATCGAGAGACTTTACAATGGACCCAAATGCTGCTATTGATAGTGGTAAGGTAGGAGTCTATGAAAAAGAAGGGGACTTTTGGAAGATAGTAACTTCTAATGGAAGTATAGAGACTGTTGAGCCTGTTGATACCCCACCAAGTATGGGGTTCTTAGCAGATGGACAATACATTTGTTTGTTAGGTTCAACCACTGGTAGACCAATGATTAAAGAATTAATGGGAAGGCATTATTTCTTCTTAGGTAATGAAGAAAATAAGTTCGAGTCAGAGATTCTTATGTGGAGAGTAGATGCCACTGGTGATGATGTTGATATGGAAGTCAAAGTAGGAGAACCTTGTAAAATCTACGTTAGACCTCCTAATGCTAATGCACCAGAGGCTTACAGAGATATTCTTGGTACTAGTTATGGATTTAGTGAAAAGATAGAATATACAGATAAATTCGTTGGTGAAAGTGAGAGAAAGTTCTTACACCCTTCAAGATATCTTACAAGTAGAGACATGCATAATTTCTTTGTACCTTTAGAAGATTTAGATGAAGCCTATGAATCTGGAAGCAGAACTTTTGAAATCAATGGTGAACAGGGTCGTTCAGGGCCTGTGGTTATTACCAAGGGCACAGTAAATAGGCTATCTACTGAGGCTAGAGAAACACAATACGACCAAAGTGGTAAGAACTATGTTTTCAATTTAACATCCGTGGCTCTACAAAGCCAATACGGTGAAGGCAGGGCAGCGGAAGTAGGTTGTTGGGTTAGTGGTGCTTGTCACGATTCAACATCACCTTTCGTAGCCAGAGATGACACTTCTGAAATAGAGTGGGCTGAAAAGTCTACAGTCTATGTGATTGGAAGAGTTGGAGTATCTGTAAAAGATAATGAAAGAGTTGCTAAACTAAATGTCTTTGGCGTCTATGCAGACCCAAGAAGAATCCGCCCTAGAATCGGTGGAGGAAATACTGGACAGGACCAATTTAACTGAGGTGAAAAAAATGAGTACAAAGAAAGAAATAGAAGAAGAAAACAAGACTTTGAAAGAAGAATTTGAGAAATTAAGAATGACCGCCGTGAATCTAGATGGTGCTTTGAAAGAGGAAATGAAGAGAAGCGCTGCACAAAAACTACAGATTGAGTTTTTAGTCGCCTATGCTAACAACGTTCTTGGTGCAACAAATAATCTACAAAACCAACTGAATCAACTTGCACAAGCAGGTGTAGATACAGGTAACGAGGAGGAAAAATAATGGCAGGATTTGGTGCGGCTAAAGAGGCTAAGGATGCTAAAGAAGCAGTACCCTTTACACCTTTGAAACAAAAGAAAAAGAAAACTAGTAATAATCCTAAAGAGAGTCAGTCTAATTTTATAGAAAAAGCATACGATGCTTCTAATGACCCTTTTGCTGATTTGAGAAATGAACTACAATCTCTACATAAGAAGAGTCCTAAAAGTACATTGTTCGCTCTTGTAGCAGGACATGAGAATACAGGTAAAACTGCAATAGTTTTAGATGCTTATGATAAAGTCAAGAAAGAAACAGAAGTTGTTGGTGACTTATGGATTTTAGATTTCGATGGTGGGGGTGCGGCTTCAGCAGCAGCATTCTACAAAAACAGCACTAGTATTAGATGTTGGGACCCTTGGGTTATGCAGAAAGGAGATAGAACAGCATACGATTATCCTGCCACTCATGATAGAGTAATGAAGATAATGCAGTTTGCTGTAGATATCGCTCGTAAACAAGAAGAAGAAAACTACGATGGTGATAGATTGTGGGGTGTAATTGTGACTGGAATAGACCTTTGGGATTCTATATGTATAAACAACATGAGAATAATTGACCTAAATTTAGCCTCTGATGGTATCGAAGCGGCTGACTGGAACGTCAAGGTAGGACATCAATGGGATTGGGCTATCCGTAAGACTAGATTCCATCAACTGACCGCTCTATCAAGAGGATTGGTTAGTGCTGGTGTGAATGTCTTTTGGGAAACACATCTTAGAATGACTAATTACTCCTTTGGTAAGAATGAAGAGGCAGCGAAATGGCGACCTGATTGTGAGAAGGCTACCAATAATTATGTGTATCAAATCCTTATCTGTGAGAGGACAGATACATATGATGATGAACGTAAAGGTGTAATTAGAAGCGAGTTTAGTGTAACCTTTGAGAAGAGTAAAACCAATGCGGATTTACAGGGCCAGAAAAGAACAATCCTAGTTACAGAAGCAGGTAAACCTGCTAGATGGATAGGTTTACCTGAATTAAGTGATGGAAGCCTGTGATTAAATGGCTGAAATACAAATAAAAAGAACTGAGTTCTTGAGATTTTTAACATCTTTCGGTGATGTAGAGGACCTGCGATTAGATGTCGCGGGTTCTCGCCTCACTGGTGAAATCGGTTTTGCTACACATTATCTGAGAAAATCTTTGATAGTAGACCCAAGTGAAATAAAAACCGAAGGTAAATTAGATATTTCTGATTTGAAGAAAGTAGTTTCTTTTTGTAAAAAAATAAAAGGTGAAGAAATAATTGTTAGACAAAGTGGTAGCGGCAAAACGTTGTATCTTCGTATAGAAAAAACCAAACTACAATTACCTACTACTGATATTATTACTAGTCACTCAAGGACACCCATGATAAACAAATTATTGGATGAAACCATTGCTAGTATGTGGAGTACTTGGACAAGAAAGAAAACACCATTGGAAGTTCATGGCGATATTACTGTAAAAGATATAAAAAATGCTTCAAAAATGAATGATATTACAGGTAAGCATGGTGCTAAAGTAACCGTGAATGCTGAAGAAAAGGAATTTTCAATACACTTAGGTAAAAAGCACACACCAAGATTATTTATTACCACTCCGGTTACAAATGCACAAGGTCCTCACAGTAATATCGAGAGTCATTTCGGACATTGGTTTGGTGACTGTATAAACTTCTTAGACAATGAAGCGGCTACTTTCCATATGGGAGAACAACTTCCATTATTCATAGAACAAAGTAACACCCTTTTGGTAATAATAAATCAGAAGGTGAACTGATGATAGTAGACTACTTTTACCCTAGTGGTGCGTATCTAAAGACTCACAAGGGTCTAGTACATAATGATGAGGCACCGTTCCTTTATGAGAGAACAAGAGGTCTAGATGGGGTTTTAAAAGAAAGAATAATCACTTCTGAAGATGATGATTACATATTTCCTTCATGTTGGGTAAGAGCAGATATACCACAGTGGCAAATGAATAAAATTGTTAGCAGATATCCCGGTGCTAAATTTGATAAATCTAAAACAGCAGTAGGATTAGATGGCTATCCACTAATCAAGTTGACAGTAAACCACCCCGGTAATTTATGGGATATAAAAGAAGAATACCCTTACACTTACGAAGCAGATTTAAGTTTTGTAGACCAATATATTATACAAAAATACCCCGATGGTATTCCTGATTTTAATCCTAGAATATGGTATTTCGATTTAGAGTGGGACCCAAAAGAAGATTTCACAACAGTCATGGCTGTAGTTGATAATCAAGATGAAACCCCTATGGTATTTGCTTGGAAACCCGAAGCGGAAATAAAAACCACACTGGTAGATAGAGAAGGTGGATATTTACTACATTTATATGATAATGAAAGCGATATGCACGAAGGTTTCCTTAATTATATGGATGAAAGAAATCCTGACATATTAGTCGCTCATGCAGGTAATTGGGCAGATTTCCCTCATCTACACAGGAGATTAGCAGACCCGAATCGTATGAGTCCTATTAACCAAGTATTAGTCCCAAAGAAAGAATCGGGGTACAAAGAAACTGCTCAACCCATCAAAGGGAGACTAGTTTTTGACAGTGCCGCTAGAGGTATGTCTGGTAGTGGTTTTGAGTCTATATGGCAAAAATCAGGTAGAGGACAGATGTCTAGTCGCTCATTAAATTGGGTAGCACAAAGTCTTGAGTTAGGTGAAAAACTTACAGATAGAATAGAAGGTATGACTGTTTTCAATGGTTGGTATGAATATTTTGATGACTTCGTAGACTATTGTTTAGTTGATACCACTTTGTTAAGAGATGTAGATGAGAAACTACATGCTGTAGAATTTCATGTCGCCATGATGAAACTATGTGGTGTTTCTTTCCCTAGTACAAATAAAGTTACTAGATATTTTAGAGGCTTAATCGCTCGTAGGACCGAGTTGAAAGCACCTAGTTCAAAGGCTCAGAATAGAGAAGACTTACAAGCGGCATATATTCCTGACCCTATTTCTGGTAGACATATAGGTGTTGGGTTATTTGATTACGCTTCTCTATATCCAAATATAATTCTCAGTTTAAACTTATGTTGGACTACTAAAAGAGATGGTCCGGGTGAAAATATCAAATCACCCGGTAATGGGACACACTGGGACCAGTCAGAACAAGGGTTATTCCCAAGCGTTGTGTCTGAAATGCTTGCTCTAAGAAAAGAATACAAAAAGAAAATGTATGCTGCTACAAATCCCGATGAAAAACTTGGGTACGATATGCTACAGACTGCTACTAAAGTTGCAGTCAACGCTCTATACGGAATGGTTTCCATGGGTAAGATTGGTGGTATGTGGTCCGATTTAGATATTGGAAAAACAATTACCCACATGGGTAGAGATAGTATTAGATTCCTACTTGCTGAAAGTGAAAAGCAAGGTTACAAGGGGTTGTACGGTCACACCGATTCAGCCTTTATACAAGTCCCTTTAGAGGAAGCAGAAGCACTAGCGGAGCATCTAACAAAAGAGGCACAAAAGCAACTAGATATGCCATACATGGATGTGGAACTAGAGGCGTATTTTGACTATTGGATAAGCGCCCAAACAAAGAATAGATATTTCGGAATTAAAACCTATCCTGAATCAGATAAGGGTAAAATGAAAGTAACAGGTTTTGAACTAAAAGCGGCTAACGCTGCACCAATAACAAAAGAAGTCCAATCAGTTCTATTCAATCTAGTAGGTAATGGTGCAGAAGAAGATGAAGTAACCAATGCTCTTAGACCAATTACCAAAGCGGTATTAAATGGTGAATATCCTGTTCAAAAATTAAGCCCTTACGGAAGAATAAAAAGACCATTTAGTGAATATAAATCTAACATACCTATGCAAGTTAGAGCCGCTAAGAATTACAATGAAAACATTACTACAATAGACCCATTTAAACCCGGAGATGGTGCACAATGGATATTCATCAAAGAAATACCAGAAGGAAAGTCACACTTTGTAAAGTTCCATAAGGAAATTAAAGCAAATGTAATAGCGTTTAGAAAACCAGATGAGATATCTGATTATTCTGTTGACTATGAAACAATAGTACAAAAATTCATAATGGCTAAAATCAAGCCTGTCTATCAAACATTAGGATGGGATTTAGATAAAGTTGATGCTAGTATAGCAGTGCCGGAGGTGTATTGGTGATGAGTAAAATAGAAGATGAAGTATGTAAAAAAATAATGAAAAGAGCAGAAGTTGGGAAAAACAAATATGGTACTACTATGGAAAGAGAGGACTTGACTATACCAGAATGGTTAACACACGCTCAAGAAGAGGCTATGGATTTGACAGTCTACTTACAGAAACTGATATCTAAACATGAAAAAAGTAGTCTTATTGTCACATCAATAATGGACAAAAATAAAAGAGATGTTTGCTGGTGGTGTGGAGGTCAATTGATTTGGCAAGCAGACCACGATAAAGAAGATTTGATGGGTGAAGAAGGTATAGTGACACACTTACATTGTTCTTCCTGTAATGCATCAGTTGAGTATATTTCACAGGAGGAAGAAGAATGAGATGGAATCCTAACGGAGAAGATAAGGTGGCTCGAAATAACGAGTCTAATTACCCTCATAAAGAATTATTAGAATCATATGCTGTAAGCACATATGCTTGGCTTCCAGAAATGGAAGATAAAAAATTGAGAATAACAAAGAGTAGTTTGGGGACTTTCGATTTCTGTCCTAAGCAATATTATTTTCAAAACATTATGAAGTTACAACAAGAAGAAAAAGACCACCATATCAGAGGTAACAATGTCCATGATATGACAGAGTTTTTCTTTAAAGAAGCAGTAAATCATATTGATGAGATATTAGAAGAAATAGAAAACGATAACTCACATCTTGCTAGACAGATGACACATGACATAATTCCAAAACCACCTTCACCTTATTTGTACGGTGAAGATGAGCAGATATCTACATGGGTAGATTGGCAATTTGAGAGATTAGTTATTACCAAAGGTGTAGATTGGTTTCCTGTTGGAAATGAAGCAGAAGTTCACGCAACTAGAAATGTAGAGGTTGATGATATAATAGTACCAATTCACATGCGTGGATTTATTGATAGGATATTTGAAAACGAAGAAGGTTTTATTCTAATGGAGTTGAAAACCGGAAAGTGGAAAAAGGGAAAAACCGCTACTAAGTTAAGAGCAGAAATGCAATTCTACAGAATGATGTTAAATTGTAGTCCTCACAAAGAATTTCTACCTATTCAATACTGGGGGTGGGAATTCCCCGGCGGTGGTATAAACAAAGGTGATGGTGCTAATTGGGAATATGAACCAACTAGTGATAGAAAAGCCACATATGCCACTAAAACAATAGAAAAGCGCATGAAAAAATTAGTAAAAGCGCATTTAGATAATGACTTTCCAGCAGAGCGAAATGACTTCAAATGTCAGTGGTGTGATTTTATGCACCTTTGCCCCGCATGGACACTGGAGGATGTATAATATGAGTGAAATGAGAAAAACAGAACTAATAATAAAGAATATAATTGAAGAAATGGGTAAGCACTATGGTGACCAAATAACTGTAAGTTTCGGTTATTTAAGTTCAGAATCGTGTTACAATATAAAAACCACAACACAAACAACATTAGATGATTATGTTGATACTGGTTTAGATAAAATACCTTCTTTCAAAACATTTGATGTTACTTTTAACAGAAAGTGTATAGATGATTCTTTCGGTAATACTGTTGTAGAATTGTTACAAGAAATTAGACAATAGGGTTTGATTGAATGAGTTTTATTACTCTTGATTTCCCAAGAGAAGTTCTCGAAGTGGCCGCTAATGGAAAAAAGGGTTACAGAAGATTGGTTAAAAATTGGGATGAATTAGAAAATTATTGGAAAGGTAAAAGTGGTAGTGGTGATGTATATTTTACATCCTATGGTTACAGAGCACTAACCCCACCAAGAAACCATAGAGTTGATTATAACACCCCAATCATTAGGCATTTTGTATGTGATTTTGATTGTAAGAACTTTCATGATAAAGGTATTGAAGTCCCATTTAATTTTATGCAAGAACAAGTTCAAAGGTTACATAAACACCTCTTAGAAGAAGACATCTTACATTACATATGGTTTAGTGGTGGAGGATTCCATGTTTGGATAACATTGGAAAAAACCTTTACTCCTTCCACTGGGTTAGACGTTACTAGAATAAAAGATGCAGGTAGACTTGTACTTTCTTCTTGGCATAAAAAATTAAACTTACCATCTAATGACCCGACTGTGGCTTTCGATACAGCAGGTATGATTAGAATTCCTAATTCATATAATAGTAAAAGAGGTTGCTGGGGATTACCTGTTAATACTGATATGCTGAATAATTTATCACATAATGAATTGGAAGCGATATCGCAAGAGCCATCTTCTGGTTATATAAAACACGGAAATAAAGGCTTAGTCTTAAAATTAAAAGAAAGAAAGCAGTTGTTTAAATCCAAGAGAACTGAAATTGTGAATCTTCCAGACTTATCTATTGATGGATTAACAATTCTTCCTTGTTTAGCACAAGCAGCCATGGGTGAAGGTAATCCTACTCATAGGGCTAGATTTCAATTCGCTTCTTATCTCGCTAGTAGACTAAGGTGGTTTTTTCCTCCAGACCAAGTTAAGTTAGAAGAAAAAGAAAAACACATTAATTTCATTGTAGATGTAATTTCTAAACAAGGTTGGGCTGATTGGGATGAAAATGTAACTAGATTCCAAGTAGAAAATATTGTGATGGGTGGTAGTGGTAATAACGGATATAACGCCGGAATGTGTCGTACTATCATATCAGATGGGCTTTGCACAGGGATGTGTAAATTTTATGATGGTACTGCGGAAGGGATGATATGATTAAAAATTGTAGAATATGTGGTGAAAAACTTGGTAGAAGAAACCACACAGCAAGAAAGAATACTACAACCAATCTTTGTTTTTCTTGTATTAGACATCCACCAATTGAAGAACAATGTATAGGTATAACATCTAAAGGTCAAAAATGTAAAATTATTAAATACCGAGATAGTAATTATTGTAAAGTACATAAATACATGGAGAGGTCAGAAAATGCCTAAACCTAATTTGATTATAGATTCTAATGAAAGAGGGTTACTTTGTGATTCTGTTATAAGGAAAGCCGAAAAAGCCCACTTAACAGTAGTGAGACAACCATTAGTCGTAGGAGACTATCTTCTTGGAGAAGCGTGTGTAGAAGCAAAAAGTATTGCAGATTTCTTCCAATCAAGTCATAATGGTCATCTCTGGAGACAACTAGAAAACATGGATAAAAACTATGTTCGTTTTTTCATAGTCATTCATGGAACTATTGACAAATATGTAGCCATTGCAAAGAAAAACGGAAGGCGTATTACTTACAGTAGAGTTCAAAATGAATTAACAGGTACTATCGCTAGAGTTATGGCAGATTTCGAGTGTCAAGTTTTCTATACACCAAATACAAGTGAAGCCGCACTTTTTATCACTAAATTACATGATAAATTACACAAACCTGCTAGTTCACATGGTGCTAGAACAATCAAAAGAGTGGCTAGTAATGATATTAGAAAAGATATGTTAGCCACGATACCCGGTCTTGGAAAAGAAATAATAGATAGAATATTCGAGAAGTGTGGTAGTATAGAAGAAATGGCTTACCCAGAAGCACTTAAACAAGTAAAAGGGTTAGGACCTGTGCTTAGGTCTAGAATAGTTCAAGCCATTACAAGTGAAGAAGCAATGGTTGTTGAAAGAAAAGTAAAGAGGTGAAAATCTTATGTCTAGACACATAATCACACATAAGACTATATACTGACCTTTAGAGGGGTCAAATTATGAGAGATTATGCAGATTATGAAGCGGTAAAGAAATACCCTATATTCAAAGGGTACATAGAACATTTTAGAGAAACATCAATGGATAATGATATTCCGGGTATGCTTTCTTTTTTCTTTTTGAATGGTCAAGCAGCAGTACCTTATGTTAGGATTCCTTGGGGTCCAAGCCACTTAGACCCTAGAGTTCACGTTTTCTGGGTACAACCTTCTCGTACTGGTAAGTCCGTTTCTTGGGAATTTATTGGAGATGTCGCAAAAGATTCAGAAATCCCTACAGATAATTACACTACTGGGACTGACGCTGCTTTAATCGGTGGTTGGGAAGAATATGTAGACGAAGATGGTAATAGACAAAAGGATATGAAAGAGGGACTGTTGAATGGGAGAAAGGGACTTAACTTTGACGAGGGTAGTATTATCCTAAGCCCTAACAAACACAGTCAAGAAACTGTTCTATATCTCCAATCAGCATGTAACCCTGTTGGAACTCATGGGAATAAAATGGTAAAACATACAAAGGCTGGAAGAATAGAAGCAGAATCTTTAGTTTCTATGTGGATTACTACTTTCCCTCCAAAGGGAGTAAAAGATTACGTGCTCACAAAAGGTATTTTCCAGAGAGTTTTACTTTACTGGGGTGAATGGGACACTGCAAAAAGGCAAGATGTTAGTATTAAAAGAATGAGTAGCGCATTCAAAAAATTACCAAAGATGGCTGTAGACTACAAAGAAATTACAGATTACTTTAACAATTTACAAAAAAATCTTAGAGATAGAGTTCTAAATTTGTCAGAAACCACATTCATTGAGTGGGATGGAATGGATAGGGAAGAACAAGAATTAATTTTAGAAAGTGTAATGCATGAAATGTTCAAGGCAGATGAAACATTTTACGCTGCTTGTTATGATGCTATTGATGATTATTATGACCTACTAAACGGTTTAGCCCCCGGTATAGGTGAGGTTGTTGCGTCTTTTATGCCAGCAGTAGAAAATTACACAGTTATTTTTGCTACACACATGGCTATGATTGAAGGAGTATGGACAGTCACAGGTGAACACGTAGATATGGCAAAAGATATTCTTTATGATTTAACAAGAAATCTAATTCTATGGTTAGAGGACGAAGTTGAAGTTGGGTTTAAGAAAACAGAGGTTGCTGAATACAGAACTAAGTTTACACTATCATTCCAAAACACTGAAAAAATGGACTTTGATGATAATCGAGGAAATGGTTGGGTAAGAAAAGAAGCAATGTTAAGAGTCTATGAAGATAGAGCAAATGTGACTAGAGGTACCGCTTGGAATCACTTCACAAAATATGCTAAAGACATGTTTGAATCCACAAAATCTGGAAAGTTAGTATTCCTTAGATTAAAAAAGGATAAAAAACGAATAACTTTTGTACAAAGATAGGTTGGTGAGAGCATGACAGATATTCTATCTTTAGATATTGAAACAGCGAATTACTCTTATGATATTGGAGGATGGAATAATAGAACACTCTTTGAACCCAGCGTTATTGCAACTTGGGATGGCTCTAATGCAACAGTATTTACTAAGAAGGAAGTCACAATTAAAGATGCTACAATCTTACCTTTACATGCTAAAGATATAGGTAATCACCTCACCGCACATATAGAGAAAGGTGGAAAAATATTAGGTCACAATATACTTAATTTTGACTTACCTGTAATTAAAGAATCACTAGATTGTTTTGCAGCAGGGGATATAATGTATAAAAACCAAGACAGTATTATTGATACTAAAAAGATAATTCAAAAATCCTCCTTAAAACATGGTAGAATTACAACTACATTGGATATGTTAGTAAAAAATACCATTGATAATTTTAAGTCTATGTCTAGCATAGAAGCGCCTAAAGCGTGGGGTAAAGGGCGTTACACAGAAGTCGCTGAGTATTGTTTAAAAGATACGAAACTAACATATGATTTGTACAAACATATGCAAGAACATAACATAGTCAAATCCCGTTCTCTGGAAACAGGAGAAGTGATTGAAATAGAAATAGAATGGTGAAAAAAATGAAAATTGAAGAAGAAATAAAATTAAAAGTTGGAATAGATACTTTGTTACGAGCAATATCACAAGGTGGGGCATTGTCAGATATACAAAGAATGGCGAGTAGAATAGCGAATGAAGTAAATTGGCCTTTTACTCCAGAAAATAATGAGGAGGAATAAAAATGGAAAAACAAGAAACAAGAAAAGCAAACGCGCAAGCATTGAATATAAACGCAGCAAAAGCCATCGTAGAGACTTGTAAGAGTACTCTGGGCCCAATGGGTATGGACAAAATGATGGTAGATGGTGCTGGTAACGTTATAGTCACAAATGATGGTGCTACAATTTTACGAGAACTAGATGTTGCACATCCGGGTGCTAAAATGATGGTAGAAATATCCAAGACCCAAGAATCTCTGTGCTATGATGGAACAACCACCACAGTAGTACTTGCCGGACAATTACTTACTAACAGCGAAAGTTTGTACAAAAAAGGGCTACACCCAAATGTAATTTGTAGAGGTTATCATGAAGCAGCAAGAATGGCTTCAAAATATCTTGAAAGTGATGTTGCTTTTGAGGGAAATGAAGATGTTCTAAAAAATATAGCAAAAACAGCAATAACAGGAAAAACTCTAGAAACAGCGACTGATATTGTCAGTCAGTTGTGTGTAGATTCTGTAGTTAAAGCGGGTGAATCAGATAAAGTTAGAGTTGTTAGTTTACCGGGAGGTAGTATTGAAGATTCATATCTTTTTAACGGTGTGGTGTTAAGTAAGAATCTAGTTTTAGATGTTGACTTCAAAAAGAATACCAAAGTAGTTTTAGTTAATACGGGTCTTGAAAATGAAAAGACTGAAGAAAATATTTCTATTCAAATGGATGCTGAATCTTATTCACAATTTAAACAAGGAAACCAAGATAGTCTTTTAGATAAAGCAAAAAAGATTGTTCAAAGTATCGGTGATGAAGGTATAGTATTCGTTAGAGATGGTGTACACGACAATATTTGTGCATATCTAAAGAAAAATAATATAGGTGTGGTAAGAAGATTACCAGAAAGTATGATGAAAGCCCTAAGTAATACTTTAAACTTAAATGTCGCACAAACAGTAAATGATTTAGAAGATTCTTCAGACGCTAAAATAATTAGACAAAAACATAATGACGTATACTATTTATTTATTCAGGGAGCAGAATCTTCAGACCAATCTACTCTAATTCTTAGGGGTGCTACTCAATCCACACTTGATGAAGTAGAAAGAGGATTTGATGATGCATTAGGTGTTGTTGGTATGGTAAAAGATGTAAATCGTATTGTTTACGGTGGTGGCTCTTCTTTTGTTGCAATGGCCTCACATCTAAGAAATCATGCCGCTTCTATAGGTGGTAGAGCGCAAATGGCTATTGAAGCCTATGCTGACGCTCTAGAGATTATACCAGCCACTATTGCTGAAAACGCAGGACATGACCCACTTGATACAGTACTTTCTATGAGACACGCTGTACAGCAAGGGAATCTAGAATTCGGGCCAGATGTGACAAATGGTGGTATTCATAGTATGGAAAAAGAGAATGTTATAGAACCTATGCAATTGATAAAACAAGCAATGCTTTCGGCAACAGAAGTAACGACATCTATATTAAGAATAGACGATATTGTCAGCCGAAGGCCAGTTGAGTGATATGGGAAGATTGATGGATAAACTAAATGTCACATGTAGAGCATGTGGGTACAAACATATACCTAGAAGATTATCTGCAAGATACCATGACACTAGAGGGAAAAGAATTCATTTATGGGAATGTAAACAATGTAAACATATTTGGGTAGATACAGCATTTAAAGCGAAGGGTTTATTCAAAAGATAGTGTTCCGATTACATGAGGGTTTACTATATTAAACACCATAAAAAATAACCTCTTCAATTGTGTATTTTCCAAATAGTATGGCGTTTTCTTTTCTCAATTAGTTTCATTCGCGCCAATGGTGTACCCTCAATAAATACCTATACCTGATGCGGGTAATAAAAAAGACAATATAGTAGCACTTTACTTTTTACACTATGTTAGAAATGGTGATGCTAGAAAGCATTACCTCACAACCCATTGAAATAAAAACTGCTATTGTTCAAGTTAAGATTTTTTTTGCAATTGTTACTACGCAATTTATACATTTATTCTACACTCTAAAAACTGAGGTGAGAATATAAACAGAATAGATAAATGGTTTTGGTCTGTTTCTAATGACTTTTGGTTTTGGGTAGCGAAAAAAGGGGGGTTACAATGAAAAATAGAAAACACCACAATGGTGCTTGTAAAATGTGGCAAGCATTTATGGCAGAATCATTTGAAGATTGGGATTAACAATCTTCGCCTTCTGTAAACCCATCTTTTGTCTTTAAGTCAATGTAGCATTGTTTAATTATATTGTATTGAGTTTTAGCGGTAGACTCACTCATTAAAAAATTACCATTAAAACCACCAATAGGAGATGCACCATCAGCATAGGCATCATCCGATGCGTATATTTTTCCATTGTATTGAACGGGGAATGTTTTATTTCCTTCATCATCTACTTCTTTGTGACATCTAGTATCAACTATTACACAATGAGCATAATCACAAGTTATTCCGTAGTTTGTTTCGTATTCAATTTTTAGTGCCATATTAATTTCTCCGTGTTGTTTTCTTTTTATAATTATTCCTTAAAACCAACTTTCCGTTTGAGGCCAATTATCAACAGCATCATTTGCTGTCTCATAATTTTCTGGTGCATCTCTTAACCATTGTCTAAAAGTAGTAATAGCATTTTGTTCTTCTTCTGTTAAAGAATTATATTTATCTGTTAACATATGAAAATCTGTTGCTAAAAGTGCAAGGTTTCTTGATTCTCTAAACTGTTCCCATGAAACATCATAGGGTACACCATCTTCTGTTCTGTATAATTGTGTTAATCTAATCATGTTAATGTACTCCATACTGCTGTTTTGTTTCCCGAACCCGAACCTGAAAAACTTACAGATGTTGCCGGAGAAGTTGAACCATTAACCCACATAGCAAACCCATTACTAACACCTACGTTTCCACCCGAACCTGTAATGTTAGGTATTCCTGTTCCAGTCCACCCTAAAACTTGAAAATTAGTACTACCGGAGTTTTGATTATTAGCCCAATTAGATGTTAGAATAGCATAATATTTTGAACTATCTAGTGTTAATGATTGTCCACTCGCTACTGTCCAATCTTCTGAATTGTAGCCTGTTGAACCCGATGATGTAACAAACTTTGATGCCGCCCAAGTAGCCGTAGCAATTAGTGTTCCATTAGGACTACTATCTGTCAACACACTATCTGCTAATTCATACAGTGCGGCAGTAAGTCCTGTTCCCGCACTACCGGATGCTAATGTATTAATATATATCCATGCCTTATCTAAAGTTTTATTTTCTAAGAAACTTACTAAATTACCATAAGCCCAATAAGCATTCATGCTTGGGGCAGTTGTAATATTGCTAGCAGCACCATTCATCATTGGAACTCTATTTGAAGTTGGAAACTTAAAACCTGCACCATCTGTATTTGCACCACCGCCTGTTCCATCATCTACTGTTCCATCACTCTTTCTTCTTCTGAATGCTTGTCTACCCATATTTAATCACCTCATGGATGGCATACTGCGTGTATGCTACCTGCTAATGTTCTTGTTGCTCCTTGTGTATTCTTAAATCTTATGCGGATATTATTACTATTAATATCAACTTCTATTTCTCCTATTGGCGCAGCACCATCATAAATAATACCGTATTCTGTAAAGTTAGCGGCTGAACCATCATAATGACACATCACATCCATTGTCTGCACTTCATTAGACGAAGAATCTGTAATATGAACTGATGCTTTGATTGCCTTAAAGTTAGCATGGGGAACTGCTAGTAATGTAATATAGTTATTATTAGCAGTACTTGTTGCACCCACTACATTACCTAATGTTTTAATTCCGCTAGGATTATGAGTTAAACCACCGTAACCGCCTGTACCATCTACTGATACTACATCAGTTTGTGTACCATTAATAGCGACATTCAAGAACATAGTACCATCGTGTGAACCATTACCAACGGTTGTGGATTCTTGTCTTATGCTTCCGTATGCTCTAGGATTACCTGCATTATCTTCACCATTTAATTCTATTTTACCTAATATATCATTAGCAGAGGGAAGCAGTATTTCTATACAAAGTTAAAACAGGGCCATTAGTAGCATCTGATTCATTATCCACAAGTAACAATGTTTTAGTGGTGTCTGAATCGTCATTAATTATTGTAACTACACCGTTTGCAGGTAATGGTTGAGTACCTGTACCAACTTCTAATGCTGTGGGAATATCTACTGCACCTGTTGAAGCACCTGTTATCCAAGTAACACCACCATCACCAGAACTTATTGATAACTGACTATCACCTGTTGCACTTGCTACATCAGCCGCACCAATTACTACGTTAAAATCTCCGCTAGTGATATTATTTCCGGCAGTTTGTCCTAATGCTATGTTCTTCGCGCCTGATGTAATACTTTGTAATGAACTTGTGCCTATTGCTGTGTTATAATTAACGTCATTACCTGTTGCGGCATTCATAGAGTGTGTGCCTATTGCTACGTTGTAGTCTCCGTCATTATTCACTTGACCCATTGTATTAAAGCCCATTGCTATGTTATAACTACCCGACCTTAAACCTCCACCTGAGTTTTGTCCTATAACACAATTATATGTTCCATCTGTTGCTCTAAAGTAAGAGTAAGAACCTATTGCCGTGTTATGATTTCCTTCGATTAATGCTGTTGCAGAATTATGGCCTACTGCTGTGTTGTTATCTCCCGATGTTAAAGCATCAAGCGTGTAATTCCCAATTGCTACTGTGTATTCTGCACCTGCTACTGAACCACCTAAAGCATCATATCCGATTGCTATGTTATCTGATTCTGATGTAGCACCATCATAAGACTGACCTCCAATACCAATATTTCTATTTCCTGTGGTAATGTTCATCCCTGAATTTTTACCAAACATTAAGTTTGAAGAACCACTCTCCAACTCCCTTAATGAAAAAGCACCCATTCCGATGTTGTAGTCTCCTGACGTTATATCATATCCAACGAAACTTCCTATGCCGATGTTGTATGTTGCACCACTAAGATTACTACTTGATAAAGCCATAGAGCCTATCGCAATGTTGTGTGCTTCTGTTGTAACCCCATAACCCGCCCCTTCACCAATGAATACTGAACCTGCACCGGATGTTAGATTAGTTCCGGCAACCGCACCAATAACAACAGCATTTGTAGCGGTCATGTTTCTTCCCGCATCTGCACCAATAGCAACTCCTTGCGCTACTGCTGTTGTGCTGTCCATTGCACGATAACCAATAGCGACAGACTTGTAGCCCGTAGTGAAAGATTTCATTGCATTAAATCCAAGTGCGACATTTGATGAACCACTTGCTACTACGGATAAAGCATCTTTTCCAATTCCAACATTTGAATGTGCATTACTTAAAGTTCCATGTGGGGGGGCTGCACCATCAGGAGAAATTAGAATACTGTCTGTAAAGTTAGTAATATTAGAAATTACATCTGTTAAACCATTGAGAGCAGTAGCACCACCACCTGCATTTGCGTCAACGTAAGCCTTAATCGCACCGGATGACATTATGTGGTCGTCAGTATCTACTAACTCAGTTCCTATATCAACGTCATTAATTAAATGTCCACCGAGTGTAATGGCGGTAGCGTTAGTCGCAGTACCTGTTACATCACCTGTAACATCACCTGTTATTTTTGGAACAGTCAACACAGTGGAAGAAGGATTGTAATGGAAATCAGTAGAAGATTCAGGTGTAAGATTACCCCCATCATTAGAAGCAGTACCGTCAGGTGAGAATAAGATTAGATTATTTTCATTTACAAATGAACCAGCAGCGTCATTTGCAACTACGACAACTCTACTAGCAACACTAGCAGTATCAGCGTTGCCCTCTAAAGCACCATCAAACTTTGTCGCTTCTATTTCTCCTGATGCTTTGAATGTGACACCATCGGCATTACCAACCCTGAATATGATTTGATTATCTGTACTGAACTTAATTTGGTCTGTTGAATCTCTTCCGATAACCAAACCTGTGTTCAACACCGATGTAATTGTAGTTTGTGCTGCGGTTATTGCGACATCATTCGTGTTGACTGTTATACCATTTCCTGCACCCACAGTCAAAGTTGGATTAACTGTGCTAGTTCCGCTTTGAGTCATTCCTGTTCCGGCTGTAACTGATGTAACAGTTCCAGCAGTAGTGGAATAACCATAATCCTCAATTCTATTCTTTATTGCAAGAGCCGTCATTAAATGGTCGTCAGCATCAGAAGCCTCCGAAGTAATATCAATGTCATCGAAAGTATGTCCACCGAGGGTTATACCTTCTGTTACTATTAGTCCTTTTTTTATCTTAAAATCTTTTTCTGTTCCTGCCATTTAATCACCATGATTTTCACTATCCAATCACTTTACTAATACTGTGTTAACAATATCATATGCATATGTACCACCATTTCCTGTAGCGGGTGTGAAT